TGCTGTAACGACGTCGTCTGCCTTGAGGGCGAAGGTGAAGGTGACAGTCTTTGCACCGGAGAGTGCGTAGTCTGCAGTTTCCTTCATCATCTGGCCGTTGAGGTAGATGTCAACGCGTGCCTTGTCGAATGTACCTGCGCTCCAGTCTGGACCGGATGCGAAGGTGAAGGCGCCGTTTGCAATGTCAGAAGCAAGCATTTCTGCCCACTTGCCCTTACCACCACCAGAACCTGCTGCGAGTTCGTTGAGTGCGCCAACAACTGATGTTGCTGAGAAGCCAACGAGTGCGCTGTTTGATGCATCGGTGAGGTCGATTGGGAGGCTGAGTTCGATACCGCCGACACCGTCAGCAGCAACGTCGATCTGGTACTGTGTACCAGCAACGAGTGCGTCGAGTGCAACGCTTTCGAGTGCGCCACCAACTGACTTAACAAGGTAGTCGTTTGCAAGACCGCTGAGGGTCATGCCAACGAATTCTGGTGATGCTGAGGTACGGATGTCCTGAGCAAGACCAATTTCTGCCTTGAAGCCGTTCTGGACGAGCTCGAGACCGACGTTAGCTTCGATAGCAACAAATTCGTCCCATGCTGCTGGAACGATTGAGCCGCTTGCGCCAACCTTGTATGCCTTGCCAGCATCTGCTGCGTAGTCACCGAGCTTGAGGGTGTCAAACTCGACGTCTGCGTCAGTGTGGATGCTCTGTGGAAGGCTAAGGGTGATTGAGCCGTCTGCATCGTCTGCAACTGAGACCTGATTTGCTGTACCAGCAACCCAAGCTGAGAGGTCTGCTGAAACCATTGCCTTGTTTGCATCAGATGCCATGAGGCGTGATGCAGTGAGGTTGCTTCCAGTGACTGCTGCGAAGGTGACAACTGAGGTTGTCTCAACTGGCTGGCCGATTGCTACTGTGATTACAGCGCCAGACTCAGAGATGTGAACGCCGGTACCTTCTGCAAGGCGGGCTTCGATTGCATCTGCAAGTTGCTGATTGCTGACTTCAACGAGGTTACCAGAAGCGTCTGCCCAAACGATTGACTCGCTAAGGTCAAGAGCCTGGATTGTGTCTGCTGCGAACTTGTCGCTTGCAATCCACTTACCACCGTCTGCAGTTGCCCAACGGATGTTCTCACCTGCATTCTCGTCTGCGAGGTAGATACCTGCGCCGTCAACGAGTGTGCCTTGTGAGATGACAACCTTTGCGTCCTTGACAAGGAGGTTCTGGGTGTCGATTGTTGTGGTTGCACCCATGACGTTGAGGTCGCCAGAGATGGTGACGTCGCCGCTGAATGAACCTGAGCGTACTGAGATGTCCTTAGCGAGGGTGAGGCCACCTGCGCCGAAGGTCATTTCTGAGCTGTCAACAAGGGCGCCAGAAGCACCTGCGTAGACAACACGGCCGTTTGTAAGGTCAGAAACCTTAGCAGAAGCGACTGTGAGGTCAGTGCCGTCGAAGACCATGTTTGCGCTGTCAACGAGTGATCCTGATGGACCAGCAAAAACAACGCGTGTATCAGTGAGGTCTGAGACCTTTGCTGATGCTACAACGAGGTCGTTGCCGTCAAACTTGATCTTGTCGTTTGAGCGAAGCTTCTTTGCTGTGTTGTGGAAGACAAGTGCACCATCGTTAGCTGCGAGGGTGTCGACCTGTGCATCGCCGTACATGTGAGTAAGACCCTTGAGGTCTGACTGACCGGCAATCTCAAGACCAGCTGCACCTTGGATGTGGCTTGATGCTGAGAGGATACCGATGAACTTTGATGTTGCGTGTTCAAACTTACCTGGTTCCTGGCTTGTGAAAGCTGTTGAACCGTGAATGTTTGCGACTGCCTGTGCGAAACCGCCAAGGATGTCCTCGAGGTCTGCTGCTACGAAGTTTGCTGGGCCTGCGCCCTGGGTGACTGATGCTGGTTCAAATGCTGCCATTGAACCTGTAATAGCATCAAGTCTCATCTGTGTACGTGCCATTTTGTTTAGTACCTTTTTCTTGAGTTAAGTCCCACTACGCATTATGCACTGTGGGTTACGGGGACTTCTTACGAGGTACTGAGCTATTGCTCATAAAGCATCTTTTTAATTCTTCGCATTGCTGCGTCGTATTTTGGATGCTCCGAATTAATATATTCCTGAATTAGTGGAGAAATCTCATCTGAGTTGTAACTAAATGTAAATGCAAATTTACCACCAACTCGATTTGCACCTATAATTTTAACACCTTTCATGAATAGAAAAGCAGCTTCAGCGATGTCTGACGTAGTGTATTGCATTATTCTCACCTTACATAACAAGTATTACAGAAAAAGTGTTTCTGTCTAAACAGATTATCGCTAGTAAGAATAAGTTGCAAAAAATCTTGAATATTCTTTATCAACAAGAGAATTGTTAATTGTTACTATTTTTCCATTCAAAGTATAATCTTCGTTAGCTGTTAGAAGCTGGCCGTTCATAAAAATCATTGTAGAGCTTTCAGGAACAGGTGCATTTGCAAGTTCGATAATTGCCATCTGCTGTTCAAAATTTAAAGTGCAAGGCTCATTAATTGAATATGACGTAACTTGAGTTTGATATGAGTACATCGCGAGGAGAACGTCGTCAACGATAGGAGGAAAACAAAAATTTACAATTGAACCTGTCAAAGTATAATCTGCTTCCGAACCAGATGTCATTAATTGTCCGTTCTTAAAAACCATAAGAGATGACGCTGGGGATGGTGCATTCGCTAATTGAAATTGCGTATTTTGATTGTCAATGATTCCTGCAAGAGAATCATTGATTGCAATATTAACGCCTACACCACCACTATAATTTTCTAGTCCGCTAATTCTACTTTGCATAGAAGATATAGATGTGTCTATATCATTAAATTTAGTTGTAATCGTGCTATAAATGTCTTGAATATCTTGGGATGCTGTTAATGAAAGTTGTTCTACTGCTGTTAATCTAACATCAATATTATTAACACTAGCAGTTAAGACACCAATGCTATTGGTGTTTGCCAGTATAGCGTTTTCAATTTCAGTTAAATCAAAATTATTGATTGCTTCAAATTTAAATTTCCCTTTTGAAATTTCGGTTATTGAAATAGTGTCGCTTCCTTGAAGAGCGTTTGTGCCATCGGGCAGCATGAGCGTTCCAAGAGAACCACTTTCAAAATAAGAAGGACCACCAAATTTTGACTTTCCAGAAACAATAATATTCGCAGACTTTTCTTCAACCCCGATATTTACATCGTAGATTGTGTTAAGGCTGCGAATTTGATTTGTTTTTAAATCACGACGAACAACTAATCCGTTGTTAATAAGTTCAGTCGTTTGAATTTTTGGAGGTGTAGCCAAATCATTTATCTCCTCAAATGTTAATTATGAGGAGACTTAGTATCCTTGATTAATTCTATCAATAATTATTTGATGTTTTTTCTTATATGCATCAAATAGTTCATCAGGTGTTACACCAATCATTACAAGGGTACTAAAGAAAAAATTAAATGCATCAACGAACTCTTCTAAAAATTCTTCATGATCAAAATGAGGAATATCAGTTTGACGATGAGTCTTGCTATTCTTTAGATGTTGAAGAGCTTCAAACATTTCTTCAACACCTCGAAGAGTCACATCCTTCAATGCAATTTGGCTCTGTTTTTTTGATACATCAAGAGGAAAATCATTTGAATGTCCGGGAACATTTTTTGCCAGTTCATTCATAAATTCTTTTCTAAGTCGAAAAATCTCCTCTAGCTTATCCATTTCAAACCTCAGTTATCGCAAGAAGTTTCATTTCTCATAGATTCTGCCATCTCTACAAGCCTATTGATGTTATCAGAAAGCTCATTGGAAAAATTCTGAGTTGGAGTAAGAAGTCCAGAGCTGTCTTCACAAAGCTCAAGAGTCCGTAACTGATCAACAATATCAGTTCCTGTGATAATTCCTAACTGAACAAGATTGGCAATGGCAATAATGGACTGATCATCAAGTTTAAAAGTCTTCATTTTTTCTCCTTAATAATTTTTTAACATGCTTTAAAAAAGTAAACTATTTTTGAATGGTTGGCACCCACCATGTAGTTCGACCATCTTTTGTCTCCTCACATATTTTATTTTATCATAGTATGTGAGGTTTTTCAAATTATCTTACAGGAGCCAGAACCAATTTATCGATTAGAGACTTGTCCTTACTCGAGATAGCAAATTTGGCTGAGACTTCATCACATCCAAGAAATTTAGACACAGCAGCAATCGTAAGACTACCAATAACGCCGTCTATTTTACCGATACTATAACCAGCTCGGCAAAGTAGAGCCTGAAGTTCTGCTTCATAACCTGCAAATCCTCCGTGGCCAACCAAAATCGCTCCACATAAAGCTGCTTGTTCATAACCAGCTCTGTTAAGAAAAGGTTGCAACTCACCCCAATAATCGAAATGCCAGCTTTCACTTGCTCCTTCATCTGGAATTCCAATAACAGGAGTCCAACCAAGAGGTTTTGCTATTTCCCAAAAACGATCGAGTTGTTTATTTGCTGGGATTGGGAAATTTAACATTCCTACGTGAATGTCAATACTTCTGCCTGCGTTATGGCCACTGCGACCTGGAAGTGCAACAAAAGAATTTTTCATAGTTGAGGCATTCCATAACGAACTTCCTGGCTTTGGTTTGCCTGCATTTACCCAATTGTCATATTTTTGACGAGCATCATATTGCGTTTGAAAATTTCTATGACACTCTGTGACTCTAAAATCACCGCCAGCTTTCGATACTTCGACACTTAGCTTAAGTAGAGGATCAGCAACCTCAGGGTGAACATATCCCATTTTCCCTAATGTTTGCAAAATCTTCAATGAATTTCGAGGACCTCCTGTTTTTCCTAAATTATCGTAGGAAGAAAGAATAGAGGAATCTACTGGAACAAGTTTAAAAGGTGCAGTCATTTTAATATCCAAATGCGCTGATTGTGTGTTTAAATGGATTACCTGGTATGTCTTTCACTAATTGAAGCATTCTATCAGCAATTTCCATTATTTCTACTTGGGCTTCTGGTTTTCTTCGAAGTCCCAAGAAATGATAAAATGATCGCCAGTTAAACATGACGTCCATTGTAATTTGATTTCCATAAGGCAAATAGAATCTGGCACTTTCTTTTGCTCGCTTTCTACTTACTCCACTTTTTACAAGTCTCTCTAAAACTTCATGATATTGTTTATTTGCGTTTTCCATAAACAGAATATACTCTTCCTGTTCATGCACCGGCCAATCTTTTGGAATATAAAATCTGTCATTTTTTAATTCCTTATATCTTGCAGATTCACCATTGATAGAAACGCCAATTCGATGTTTAAGTAAGTGAATATGGCTAGCACAGTCTACAGTGACAAGAAAATGCAAAGAACTTTTTTCAAAAGGAGTATGATGCTTATTATCAGCAAGCATGCTTAGCAATTGAGGAATTCTTTCTTTTTTCTTTTCATCAATATCACGGGATGTTGATGTCCAAGCGGATAAAGCATGAATCTCATCAGACCCATAATAACCAATTAATTCTACATCATTCATGTGAAGTTTGCAACTATCTACTTCGTCATTCATTGATTTATTCAAGATATCTCCTAAGTGAATTCAATTCCTGAATTTTTTTCTTCTTTAATTTTTTGATGGTGAGATGATTTTTTAGACCAGGCATTTTCATAAAAGACCTGCATGGTCATTAGAACAATGCTATTAACGACTGTCACGCCAATAGCAACATTCCAATGACCAGTCATAATGCCTGTAATAAAAACGCTAAGGCTAATTGAAATACATCTCCAAACAATTAGCCTTAGCGCTCTTTCATTCATGGCTTACCCCAGCACATACTCGAGATCAATTTTGCAAGTCAGAGTAGGAATATGAAGCACATTAGCAAGATTGTGCAACTTAGCTTCATTTGCATCAAGATACCAATCAGAATGACCGCGTTCATGAACAAGCTTTAAAAAGTAATCTGACTGTTTACCGCAATTTCTTGCCATCATTTCATAAACTTTCTTATTGAGTCGCTCAGCTTCTCTTACATCAGCCTTTAGCTCCTCGACTTTGCCCCATGCACCTGAAGATACATCATGAACCATGAGGGTCGCGTCAGCGTCCATATATCGATGACCTTCTGCACCGAAACTAAAGAGGATTGCGCCGCAGCTCATGGCCTTTCCTTCCACGATAGTCGCTACAGGAACTCGAGAAGATTTAATTGCTGCGATCATTGACATCAAAGAATAAACTTGACCGCCATATGAATCAATAACAACTGGAATAATAGTTTGACCAGTGTTTTGGGCACGACTCATTGCATCCATAAATTCGGTGGCTGCCTCCTCATCGAATTTATTGACCCGAATAATGACAGGATCGACTTTAAGTTCTACTGATTTAATGTGTTGAGAAACATCTGCAATGAAATTCATTCCATACTCCGTATTGTTGATTAGTGTTTCAATAAATGACTCTATCTCTTCATCCGCACTTGCTACTGCCACAGTTGGGGCAGAATAGGCACCCTTCTTGATAGACGAGTTCTCCTTGATTGCAGTTTTGGCAAGTTTTACCATTTGATTTAGTTCCGTCCTTAATATAACCCTTTAGCACCCTAGAGATCACTTTTGCAAATGAAAACATATCGCTATTTTTATCTTTTTGTAACTGTTCTACGACATACTGTAGAGGAACTTCATGTCGAAGAGCAAGTGATATTGTTCTTGTAAAAGACCCCTGAGTTGGATTGTCGAAGATATTAACAATGTCCTTGAAAACTAGCTTTTCATCAGGAACCTCTAAATTATAGGTAGCATTATTTCCCCTCTTATTATTTTTAATAAGAAGTCCTGACTTGTATCGCTTAGGAATGTCAATATTTTGTGGAATTCCGCAAAAAACCTCATAAGGCTTTCCTTCATTTAATCCAACAAGAACCAGCCAATTTTCAAATTGATCACCATTTCTGATAGATGCACGATGAATGTCACAATTTAAAGACTTTGGTCTTTTAGGAACTGCTCTATCTGAGGACTTTTTCTCAACGGGGGCATCCGAAGAAACCAGAACGCCTGTTCTACAGCCATCTCGATAAACAGTAAATCCTTTGCAACCTGATTTCCATGCTCTCTTATAGACGTCAGCGACAATTTCCTTTGTTGCATTTGATGGAAGATTGCAAGTTTTTGAAATAGCATGATCAACCCATTCCTGCGCTGCCGCCTGAATATCTACCGATTTAACCCAATCAATATCATTAGCAGTCGCTCCCCAATATGGACTTTCTTCAGGGTTTGTTTTTCCAGTCGCGTCCATCCACATCTTAAATCCACGATGATAAACGGTGTATTCTTGCCATTTATCACCAAGATCATCTACGAAATCCACTCTGGATGTGAGATCACCTTGAGTGATTTTGCGACGACGCTTATAGAATAGAAGGAAAGCAGGTTCAATGCCCGATGTGGTTCTTGTTAAACAAGAAACTGAACCCACAGGCGCAGTTGTAGTGTTGGCAATATTTCTACGACCCGTGCTTTTCCACATCTGAATTGCAATATCACCATAATGCTTGGCGACATTGTTCATAATTTTGTTTGCATAATCATGATTGCTTTCAAGGGCGTAATCATAAACTGCAAACGGACCGCGTTCTTTCGCCATTACAAGAGATGACCAGTGAGATCCTGCCGATAAGAATTCATAAATCTTTGAGGTTTCATCTATTGATTTCGTAGTTCCATATTTAATTCCCAAAGCCGCCAGAGCGTCACCCAAGGCAGTAATTCCAAGACCGGTTCGCCTTCCTTTAAGTGCAGCGTCTTTAATCTTTTTCCAAAGATCTAATTCAATTCGTTTAACATGGGCAGGTTCGGGGTCATTTTCGACCTTTTCAAGGATACGATCAATACATTCAATTTCAAGATCGACAAGGTCGTCCATAAGTCGTTGGGATTTTTCTGCTATTTTTCTAAATTCTTCATAATCAAATGTTGCATTTGGCATGAAGGGATTTTTAACGAAGCTTAAAAGATTAATGACCAAAAGGCGACAAGAATCATATGCTGAAAGAGGAATCTCACCGCATGGATTTGTGCTTAAAGTTTTAAACCCGAATTTACTGTAAAGATCGGGAATACTGTTCTTTGTAATCGTATCCCAAAAGAGGGCACCAGGTTCTGCCATTGTCCATGCAGCATCAACGAATTTGTTCCAAATTTGTCTTGCTTTTACCTGCTTTGTAAATTTTGCAGTTTCTGGAGATTCTTCAATCGGCCAACGAAGAATGAAGTCAGTATCATTTTCAACTGCTTTCATAAATTCATCAGTCCAACGAATTGATATATTAGCGCCGGTGACCTTCTTCAAGTCGCGCTTGATGTCAATAAAAGTTTCGACTTCTGGATGGCGACAATCAAGAGAAATCATGCGAGCACCACGGCGTCCGCCTTGCGCTACCTCTCTTGTCGAATTACTCCATCTTTCTACGAATACGCCAATACCGTCAGTTGTTCTGGCTGCGTTGGAAGTTGCCATATTTTTTGGACGAATTGGGGATGCGTCACCGCCAACTCCACCGCGTCTCTTCATGATCTGAATTTGCTCTTGATCATGATGCAAAATACCAGCATAAGAATCGTGAGGAGAATCAATAACAAAGCAATTTGAGATACTTTGAATCTGATAAGGATTTCCAATACCTGACATTGGTGATCCTTGAGGAATTACGTATCTAAAATCCTTAAATAGATTAAAGATCTCCTCTTCAGACATTGGGTTTGGATATTTTGATTCTATTCTTGCAAATTCTTTTGAAAGTCTTCGATGCATATCGTTAGGACTTTTTTCTATAAGATTGTCATTCTGATCTTTTAATGCATATTTCATAAAAACATCAGGTGCAAGCTCATCATTCTCAAAATATTCATTTAAGTGTTTAGTAATACTCTCAACTTCCATTAGCAGTTTTTCCTCCTACTACTTGTTTCCATTTTTCATTAAGTATATTCTTCTTCTTATTGTCGTCTTGTTTAAGCGCTTCCTGCAAATTCAATTCCTTTTCATCAAGGATTGTTATTGTAGATCGTGCTGTGTCAATGTGAATAGGAAAAAGAATTCCATCTTTACCTGCGCGATTTTTTGCTACATAAAGTCGACCTGCACCTGTCGCTTTTTCAAATGCTTTTCTTGATAGAGACAAAACAACATCTGCAACCTGCGCTTTACCGTAAGCCTCAGACATATTATCAAGTCCTACAACTTCGCTATCTGCAGCTGCTCTATTGGATTGAGATGCAGTCCAGATAGGAATGTTCTTTTCTTTGGCAAAGGCACGAAGCTCTTCATAAATTAGCTTTAATTCAAGACGAAGAGCATCATATTCACGACTAGAACGCATAATATCAGCATAATCGATAATCACGACATTAGGTGTAAAACCTCGCAATAATAGCTTTTCAATGTGACCTCGAAGCGTATTAACAGTAGCAGTTCCTGTAGGGTACTCTTTAATGATAAGACGACCAAGTTCCATTTCCTTGTATTTATCAAGGACAATTTCTTTTGAGTCGGGAATTTCGGTAGATTCTATTTGTGTGAGACAAGAATCATATCTAATTCCTACTGCTGTTTCAGATAGCTCGAAAGTATAATGAACAACATTCTTACCCATTTTTAATGCATGGGCCCCAAATTGAACAAGCGTATGTGATTTGCCGACTCCGGTTGGAGCTACGACAACGCCTAATTCACCTTTTCCAAGACCACCATTTAAAATTCTTTTTTCGTCGAGCTGCGCAAGACCAGTTGGACAAGCAAGTCGATTGATTTTTACAAATCGAGCTTCAGCATCTTCAAAGAAATCATGACCAACTGAGGTTGGTAATCCAACCGATACCGCTTTTCGCAATACATCGACGACACTATCATATTTGTCTGTAGAAATAAGATCGACAGATTTTTCTAGCGCATCACGCATTGCCTGCTTACGACAGAAATCGAGAGACTTCTCCTTAACATAAGCAATATCTCCGATATTTGGATTAGTTTGAATTCTCTTAAAGTATTCAATAATCTGTTCACGAAGAACAGCGTTAGAAGGTTCCTTTAGTTCTTCCTTGATGATTGTGATCATCAGTTGAAGAGTCGGAAAACACTTGTATTTGTCGTAGTACTTGAAATATTTGTCAGTCAGGTATGCAAGATATTTCAAATCGAAGTAATTTGGATTCATCACTTCGTTAAGCTGGGCTGCCCATTCATGGTCGGAAATTAATCCTTGAAAGATTTTTTCTTGAAAAGATTTTCCATACTGTTTGAATAATGCTTCGCCTGGTGTTTCGCTCATTTATTTCCTCTTGAGGCTTAAATTAATATTGAAAAACAATCGATCAACATCAAATGTTTTTATGCCAACTTTTAGAAGAGATCTAATAAAATCAAGTTTTTTTGATTCTGGAAGTGGCATTTCCACTATTCCATTAACCTTAGATACTTGATTACCGCTGAGATTAGAAGTATCCAATCTCATTAACCTCCAATTCATTTTACCCAAATCTTTGTTTTTTTTCACAAGATCATAGAACTTAGATTTACCTAATTTTGTTTCAGCATAACTAACTATGTTGTCAATATCAACTTCATCCTCCTCAGCGAGTTGTGGAAACTTTTTTATCATTGTCTTCAGGCCAAGACCCTTAATTCCTTGAAGAGCGTCAGAAGCATCACCACAAAAGCATCTTGCAACCAAAAAATTGTGTGGCCAAATTCCGAATCTTTCTTTTACAGAATCACGAGTCACTATCTTTTTTAATGTTGGTGACCAGACTTTTATTCTATCATCTATCAACTGATAATAGTCATGATCAGAAGAAACAATCAAAACATTTCTATCTGAATAAGAATACTTAGACAAGTATCCAATAACATCGTCAGCTTCGCAATCTGACACGTACACCTGCTTTAGTGGCAATTGCATTAAAAGATGAATGAGTAATTTAATTTGCCAATTTCTGTTTTCTACTGTGTCTGGAATATCGCCTTCATAAAATCTATTAAGTTTAGCAGGTCTTCTTTTCTCCTTGTAATCTGGGCAAATATTTCTTCGTCTTGTAGAACCTCCCCCTTCCCAAACTACGACACAGTCATTTGGGGTATGACTGTGTAATAGATTGCTTAATGTTTGTAAAAAACCAATAACTCCGCCGACATGCTGACCTTCTACCATTAATGGGTTCGCGCTAAAATTTCTAATAAAGACATTGTATGCGTCGATCAGCATAATCGACTTGGAGTTATTTTGCATTTATCAATCCTCTGGATTGATATCATATCCAGATTCAGTTAAATGTTCTGCAAGGCTCCGCATTTCCTCATAAGACTCTGCATCAATGTCAATATCATTTGCTGATGCGATATTTCTTACAAGAGCCTTTTCAATCAGACCATCAATCCAAGATGCATATTGTGGATCTTTCATGATAGCGCCAAATTCAGGTTTATGGAATGCTTTGTTAATAATCTCAGTTCCACCAGCATCTTTTACAATAAGCTTTTTCCAGGAACCTGTTCCTTCAATAACAACAGCGTGATCATTGATAGTTGCTTCTCCAAATTCTCGAAGAACATCAAAAATCTCTTCATGTTCAAAAATTCCTCTACCAAAATGAATTTGGAAGTTTGCTGATCCGAAAGGAGGAGCTACTTTATTTTTGATGATCTTGGCGGAAACATTGATACCAATTACGTTGTCATTGCTATCCTTAATCTGAGATCCGGCTCCAAGCTTGATTCTTACCGATGCATGGAAAGGAATAGCATTTCCACCAGGCACAGCGGTTGGATCACCATACATTACACCGATTTTAGTTCTAACCTGATTTAGACAAACCAGCAAAACATTTTGATCGCCAATGACGCCTGTTATTTTTCTCATTCCTTTAGAAAGAACACGAGCCTGAAGACCAATTGTGTCTTTATCGTAATTTCCTTCTAATTCTGCCTTTGGCGAAGAAGCCGCAACAGAGTCCCAAACAATAGTTACAGGAACATCTTTCTGTAGAGCTTTAGCTTTAAGAATAGTTTTCTCAGCAATATCAAAAACTTCTTCTGTGCAATGAGTATCGACATAAACAAATCTCTTGTAAATATCGACGCCAAGATGCTGAAGATTTTCTGGGTTGGTTGCATTTTCAGTGTCTATATAAACAGCAATTCCTCCCATCTTCTGAGTAGATCTGCATATCTGGGCTGCAAGGTGTGATTTTCCAATTGATGGAGGACCAAAAATCTCTACGATTCTACCTTCAGGAAGGCCACCATTCTTTTTATTTGCAATTCGATAGTCTAAAAATTTAGAACCTGTTGAAATCCATCGCTTAACATGGGTTGGAGATTGATCAGTTCCAAGATTATAAGCGACTCTATGACCAATGTCTTTATTTAATGAGTTAATTAGATCAGCTGTAAAATTGGAATCAGATGATTGTGTTTCAGGGGTCGTGTCTAATGTTTTTGATTTTTTCGCCATTTTGATCTCCTGTCATCATTTTATCATATTCAGAAAAGTGTATCACCCAGGAGGGTTACTCCTGGGTGAGTTTTTTAATGATGTTTAAAGATTATCAGTCTTCAAGTTCACTAAATGCGTCATTTAGTTCATCAAGGCTTGTGGATTTCTTTGTCTTAGGCTTTGACTTGGAAAGTTCAACGAAAGGATCTTCCTCTTCCTTAGAAGCAGCCTTCTTAGCAGGCTTCTTGACAGGAACCTCCTCTTCCTCCTCTTCAACTACCACTTTCTTGACAGGCTTCTTGACAGGAACCTCCTCTTCCTCTTCCTCTGCAGGAGTCTCTTCATTTTTCTTTGGAGGATTGAGCCAATCATTTACTCGCTTTTCAATCTGTTCTGAAGTGAGAAGAACATCATAATCAGAAACAGCAGGAATGTTGTTAAGCCACTGCTTAGCCTGGGCTTGATCCTTAGATAGAGGAGTCACAACAGGACGAGGAGTAAATTTGGTATCAGAATAAGATTTCTTTGGATCCTTGGTGCAGCTTACCTTTAGATCACGACCAGTATCAGGATCAGTGATATCTCCATAATCGCTATCAAGCATTAGATTCAAAAGATCCTGATAAATGTTCTTACCAAAGGACCAGTGTCGTACGCCTTTATCCTCTTCACCTCGAACAATCACAGCAGCTGTGGTTCGCATTTTTGGATAAAGCTTCTTGCAAAGCTCACGAGATTCTGGGGTGTTATCCTCACGAAGCTTGGTAATAAGATCCTGAATAGGATCAGGCTTTCCGAACTGGGAAGGAGCAAGGATAGAGCCAGCCTTCTCACCACCAATTCCGTAGTAGTACCAACGATCAATGAATGGACTACCATCATTGTTTGGAAAGGAGATGATTCGGACCTGATATTCTTTACCCTCTTCAGGGCGCCATGTAATGTTGGATTTCTTGTTTTGTCCAGAGATCTGTCCGAGCTTTTTACGAATTGCGTCAAAATCGATAGCCATTTTGTTTTTTCCTTTTTTGTTAGTTGTTTGACTGATTTTTAGTTTGATTAAGCGTCTCCCCTCAACCAAACCTCTTTGTGTTTACCACATTGAGACTTTAATAAACTTTATTATTTTGTTCAATACTAAGGACGCATTTGCGCATAGTGCTTAATTGCGTCTTTTTTATTTTTTACTGGAGATGTCGCGCCGCCAAAAGATTTTGACAAAGAAACAATTTGGTCAATGTACCTTTGCTCGACAGAGCGAATATATGGATCTCTATCATCGATAATACCATCGAAGTCTTTATCCATCATTGCGCCAAGAGAACAACCAAGTACCGTTGAGGCCTCTTTAATCTTTCTTTTCTTTTTACGACCAGGATGAACCACTTCAGCGCCTAAAGGTAGGCTTACCCCTGCAATGGAGGCAACACCTGAGAATTCGTCGATAGAATCGACTTCTTCCACAAATTCTCTAATAAGCTCTAAAAGTAATTCATCCATAATGTTAATTATTCTCTTCCCGTTTTTCTTTCAACCCAATTTTTAGCTTGCATTAAAAGAATTGCAAGATCGTTTTCGTTATAAAGATAAAAACGATTTTCTTCTTTTGCCTGACCATTGCAGAGCAAAATAGCAAGCCATTCATCTTGTGTAAGTTTCACACCAAATTCTTGCAATAGAAACAAAGATCTATGTGGCGTAGACATCTTTTGAATTTTTTCATTGAACTTGTATAGACGTCCCTGTTTTACATGCCAATCGGAGTCGTGGGGAAATAGTAGCTCTTCCTGTTGATCTCCAATCATACCGATATAGTGAAAAAGACCAACAACCCCAATGCTCTTATTTGAAATATTCATTTCCATAGCATCACGAATTGCAATCATTTTCGTTGTTATTTCAAGACTGTAATCTAACAACCCACCAGGTCTAGACCAATTGCTTGATTGCATAACAGTAGCCGGGCACATGACGATTCTTTCACCAAAAACATTCAGAAAATTTTCTATAGATTCAAGATTGTTTTCATCATTTGAAAACAACTTCTTCGCAAATTTAGTGAATTTTTTCATTGAATTTTCAAGTTCTTCAGCCGACATTTTTCTCTCCTATTTAATTGTAGGAAAAAAATGAGAATGTTTAGATCTTGTGTTTAGTTAGAATTCTTATTTCACAATCTTTTAAAATTTTATTTCCTTCTTCATTCACTTCTTTTTTTGCATAAAGAGCAACGATATCCGTGCTTTCAAATTTAACCTTTTTTCTTAGTGAGCCTGCGAGGAGTGCCGCTTTTATATATCGAGGTGCTCTATGTGGGCTGATCGCTGTATTTTCAGCGTCTATATAACTTAATTTAACAGTGACCACATTTCCTGTCTTTTTAATTTCATCAAAGGCTTCGCCCATAACAGGATTTTTCAAAACGCTTTCTAAGAATGCGTATACGCTTGTAGACGCTCTTCCGTCTGTTTTATCTTGATAATCTAACACACCTAAAGATTTAAGAACCTGCTCAGGTTTTTTAACGACAATTCCTTTAAGGATTTCTCTAACATCGTTAGGAATGTTTCCAGATCTAATTCTGTAAAAGCCTTCATCGTCAGCTTCATCAGCAGTTGCTTTTATTTCTGAAATAATTTTTTTCGTATAATGACTTATGAATTCTTTGACTTCCATAAAGTACCTCAAATATATCTATTCCGCATCACAGAGTGATTTCAGAGATACTGGAAAATGTCCGTAAGGGGAAACCATTAGTCCCTCTTTGACAATATCAGAAATCAACCTGAGGTTATTTTCTGGAATATCAATGAAAAGAGCATCATGAACGAGAAAGAGAGGATCGGCTAAATTTTCAATCTTTTTTACAAGATCACTAAATCCAAGAAGACAAACATCTACAGCCGTAGATTGGACCCAGTGTGGAATAAGGTGTCGCTCCTCCTCAACATGCAGATTTCTTCCAAAGCCGTTCCTTCCTTCGCAATCAACGATAGTTCGTAAAAGAGAATTTACTGCAAAGTGATTATGAATGTATCTTTTAAGATTGTCACTCATGTAATCATGTGAGCTTGCACCAAAGATAAAAGACAAGGTCGCGATCTTTGATTTTGCTCGAGTCTCTCCGGTAATATTCGCTATTTCTCCGTAGATGTCAATTTCAGATTTTCTGCCTGTTGCATAAAGAGCCAAACGTGGTTCAAGACAAATGAAGTCGATAATATAAATTGATCCATTAGGATATCGAGATTTCAATATGCCTCTATTTTCTTTTGACAAGGTAAGAACTCGAGGACCTGATTTTACTGTGAGTCTTCCTGTTCTTGAACCATGACTATATCGAATTGGTTCACAATAAGATCCTGTTTTAGGAAGAAAAGAATTAAGATGTGTTCCACCGTCTATCAACGACCTAACTTTCATAGTATCTACACGAACAGGCTGTAGATGCTCAAAAACAGTTCTTCCTTTAATTAAGGTATCTACATACCCATATGCTTCCATTTTTTCTACAATAGGAAGTAGAGACTCTCGATATTTTAAAAGATTTTTTTGAAGACCTTTTACACCGAGAGCTTTAAGCCAATTAACTTCCCTGTCACCAATAAAAGTCTGATAAACAGACTTCATTTCATCTGGAATGAGCTCTGGTAGCTTCGCATCAAAAGCAGTTGCCAAATCTTCTAAATTGGTTGCATTTACTTCTTCTGACCCGATCAGGTATGATTCATTTGGCAAATTTCTTGTAGCTCTAATAGAATCTCTTATCGTGATATAATTTTCATTGCCTGTTATTGCAGGCAATAGTGTAATTTGTCTCATGTTTAATTATGAGACAAATTCTACTTTGTTTAACTTGGAATCATGCTAAAAGAAGCACCTGCTTCTGGGTTTGCAAGAGTATCAGGAACACCGGCAGTTTTATTTTGCAGCAGCTGATGCTGCCCTCTTTTTGGCGGCAGCTCTCCTTCCAGCGGCTGCATTTGCCTGTATTTCTCTTTTAATATTTTCTATTGAAACATTAACGTCTATTCCGTTATCAACATCGCTATTAAAATAAAGAGCTACTATGCTATCTGGAATATTTTCTGACTTCATAGAAATTGAAGGAAATTGATAACATTCTATTTTATTCGTATTATCACTCACAAAACCAGTAATTTGTTCATTCGTATATTCCACATTTCCAGAAGGCAAATATAAATTTATGTATTTGTTATTTTTCTTATTTCCACCATTAAAGAAATTGTAATTTACATTTACTAAATCTCCAACACCAGACACTAAATTCTGCAGTTTTGTATTGGCAGTATTCAAAAGATTGGTAGTGGCAGTCAATTTTAACATTTGTTTTGTCATTTCTATTTTTCTTGCTGACGAATTGTATATGCCATATGCACCAACATTCATTACCAATTTTAGTGTTGTGGTGAATTCGCCGGGTGAAATTTTGTGATTTATGCCTACGCACGCATAAATATTGTCAGCTGAAGTGTTGGAAGCAAGATCTATATAAAATGATTGTCCAAAATTAACTAACGGGCAACCCAGCATTTCGACGCTAATTTCTGTAGGATTAACAATGAGAGGAAGCCCTTTATTTTTTGATGATTTTTCTGAGCTTCCCTGTGCTTCGTCTGCAGCTATAACATTAATAGTAGCCAATGCTGGATCAGATATGCTAGAAACAGTAATGTTTCTTACAAGGCCATAAGCGCCACCATACTTAATAATAGGTAGAGCTTCTGACATAAAATCTCTAACTTTTTTAGGATCATTTGATCTAAAAATTTTTGTTAAATCTATATTGTATGAAGAGCTCTTGTTTTTCTCGCCAGGCTTGGAATCATTTATAACAGGAATTATAATTCCTTTTTCATTCATTTTTTGTATAGTGTCTGTTCTATATTTTAGAATTTTATCTGGATTTAAATCATTTGGATAAATAGATTTAAACAGTGGGTGCTTTTCGCTTAATCCTGATGTGTCAAGAAAAAATGATGAATCTGATCGCATTGCTAAAATAGCTTCAGCATGCGTAAGATAAGGTTGATTTGCCGCGTCTGTAACATGAATTCTTAAAATTGTTTGATTTGGATTTAAAACTCCTGGTACACATTCTGTCACTATGCTTAATCTTGGCTGAACGAAATTTCTATCGTAGATTCCAGAAGCGGATAGGGATTTATCTATTGAAGTATTACCTGTTTGCTCCAGTTCTCCCTTGTCGTTATAAGCTGCAGCAAATCCATATGCTGGGTATGTCATCGAATTAACATGTGCTATTCCAATAACTCCAAGTAATCCAACTAAGCTTATTTTAGTATTCTTCTTAAACAAATCATTTAAGTTTGCTTGCAATTTTTTTCTATCTAACGGAAAAGAAGCTAAGGATAAACTTCTAACAAACCCACCACGATCATTTACTTTGTTAAAGATAAAGTGAATTTCATCGAATTTTTTACTTGCCTTTAAAGGTTTTCCTAAAATTAATAAAAGCAATCTTCCAAGAGAAATACTTCCATTTTGATAATCAGAACTGTCCATTGAATTTTTAAAAGCATCTATTGAAATTAGATTTTCCTTACTTGAATTCTTGTTTTTAAGCATGTCTTCGGTTGCAAAAAAAATCTCTTTATTTACAGGCGCGTCATTTATTAATTTTGTAACGAACTCGCTGGCAGCTTTTTCAACAATAGAAAGACTACCACCTTGTTTAAATATTTCATCTAATTTTCTACCAAGATCCAATAAATCTCCACTTAAAGGTTTTTGTGAAGTGCTAATTCTATTTAGAGATTTTCTTATATCACTTAAATTTTTATCATCAACTTGAAGAACAGATTCATCATTAGCTATTGAATTTATAATAGACTCACCGAAAACATCAGCGACTAATTTGCTTTGATCACCAAATGCTATTTTTTGAATATCTTTCATAGCAGCCGCTATAGCATTTTTTGAAGCCCCAACTGTCTCTGATAAATCTAACGATTTTATATCTTGGGCTCCTTTCATAGATATTGTTGAACTTATATTTACCTGTCCTGTGTCATCAAAATTAAAAGTTGAATTGACGACAATATATTTTTCAACAATTTTTAATGAATCTATAAATTGCGCGAAGACGTCATCTTTAATTGATAAATTTTCAAGCTCTCGTGATCCAGAATTAGGATCTATAGACCATCCATATTCTATTTCCAATTCTACAGAGGCGTAAGCTCCTGGTTTCACGAATTGAGATATTTCAGATAATCTACCTCTATCATGTAAAACAAATTCCAATTTCCCCTGCTTGTATGACATTAGACCAGCGCCAGCTGACACTTGTTCAAGATCCATAGACGTCAATGTCATTAGAGGCCTAAATCTATCAACAGGTCTTGTTCCTAAAAAGGTATTTGAATTAATGTCATCAATGTCAGAAATTAATGTTTGTGGTGAAGTAAAAAGTTCCATGCCCCCAGCGTTTGCAATCATATTTCCGTTTATATTATTTGCAAACATAATGCTATTAATATCGTCTTTTTTCCACTCTATCTTTCCTTTGAGGTATCGAATTAAAGAAAGAGAGTCAGCAATTGTATTACTTCCATTAGTAGATATTGAGGTTGGGGACATGATTTTTATAGAAACATATGGAACCGCTCTAGACGCAATATGAGGAGGAATTAAAGAGGTAAATATCGAAATTCCGATTGTGTCCCTAATGGCAGTTCCTATCTTTGAATCTAACAATTCAAAGACTGTTATTGCTGAGTCTTCTTTTGTTGGAACGTTATTTTCAGGATAAAATTTAAAATCTTCTAAATTTAGAAAGCCATCTTCTAAATAAATGTTTCCTTTTATATTGGAACCATCTGAATATGAACTATTTCCATTTATAAGAGGCGAATTATTTCCGTTAAGTAATTGTTTAGATCCTGTTATTCTGATTAAAGACGAAATATTGTCGATACCTTCAGAAGCCTTTAATCTATCTAAAAGCTCAGAAATTCCGTAACCTCCATTTATTAAGTCTACAATCGGATCTAAAGATTTTCTTCTATCATCATCAAGAATAGCAGAATTGCCTGTATTTGAATTTGCTGCTATAGTTCCATTTAAAATCTGATCTATAAGATCAGCCGACACAGAACCTCTTATGTAAGGTCTAATTTTTTTGATAGCATCTTCATACATTTCACGTCTTGAAGCCATTAAATTATCCTGTTTACCTGTTGAAGATTTGGAATCAAAAGTCTAGTGCCAGGAGGAACCTGAAGTGCCCAACCGATGCCACTCGCAGCAGCGATGATCCACCAAAGTGTTGAATCGTTATAAAACTTACCTGCTAATGTATCAAGGCGGTCGCCTTCTTGTAAAACATAGACGTTAGAAGATACTACACCTGCTTGAACGGCATCATAAATTTTTACAGGAGATTTTGAGGCTCCTTTTGATTTTCCGAATTCATAAACGGTTGATGAATCATATCTGCTTGTCATTTTTATGCCTTCTTAATCTTCAGTGGTTGTGAAAGCGTTTGATTGTTATTATCGTCATCAACAATGTCAGACATAAATCTACGACGAGTAATATCACCAACAGGATATGCAACTGATCTTGCAGTACCATCTGCCCCAAGGCCCATTGGAATATCGTGAACTGGAGAAAATGTGACAGATATAATCGCCATATTTGGAGCCCTGCTTCCTCTTTCAACATTCCATGTCATATCTGTGCTTCCATAATCTACACTAAGTGAAGTGATAAAGCCGGCGAGTCCTCGCCCGCCGGATCCGTCTTCAAATGATTTAACGATAGCATTCTTGTTAGGATCAAGGAAATTACTGACTTCGTTTTCTGGGGAGGAAGGTTCAAGAATACCAAAATCTATTTTTATGCTATCATCAAGAATAGTGACATCGCCTGCTTTGACAACGGCAAACGACATTGTTTTTGAATTATCAAATCTTGGCATCAATTCAATAGGCGTATCAAATTCAACAACTACGTCTGCAAGAGCGTCTTTGCTTGATAGCCATCCTGTTTGTCTATATCCAACGATCTTACATGTAAGATCGGATTTAATTTTCTCTGAGTTTCCACCTGTATTACTTAGTGCGTCTTCTCTTGTCTCATATAATTTATATCTGCCTGGTCTTATTTTCGCCGTCTGTCTTGTAAAAACAGCGTTCGCACTTGAAACCCCTATGTCAAATAGGTCATTTTTTACGTTTATTCCTGCAGGAATGTTGAGATCATAACTTGTTCCTCGACCTGATAGAGGCTTTTTAATATCATTTTTAGCCTCTGAATTTTCAGTTCCTGCAAATATAGACTTACTCATGCCATCCGGCGAGAAGGGAGTTTCTTCGTTAAGATCAACATCATTTATTTTTGCCCCTGTTTTGTCAAGACCAAAAATTCTGCTTAATCCAAACCTTGAATAGTTACTACTAATAACGTCACCGATTCTTACTCGAAGAAGAGGAGATGCTGCGATAGTTTGACTGAAAGGCTGCGTAAATGTATTTTTACTTCCATCAGTTATTTCGTCACCAGCACTCCATTGCGGATAAATCATATTAACTAATTTGTTAATCGAATACCACATATTTTCATGATCTTCGGGACTTGTTGAAACTACGTTGAATGAAAAGCTAATTGCCCTTGTTGTATTTTTGTAGATCTGAATTGGATCCATTCTTCCAAAACCTTCTACAGAATTATAGTTTGCGCTAAAACTATCTGATAAACTTGATAAAAATGCATGAAATGATAAAATTTCGTTTGTTCTTATATCATGAAAATAAAAAGGCATGTATTCAGCGTCTAATAATGTTTCATGATATTTTCTAGTTTCTGGGTCTATTCTTCCATTACTACTTGTTACTTTTTTAGCTCTTAAATTTCTAAGAGCACCTGCGCCCGTTACCTTAGCATCTCCAATCGAATGAGGATAAAGCGCAAAGGATCTTAATAAGTCTTCAGTCACAAGTTCTGTTCTAGTGTAACCTAAAGAAATATGCGACCATGCTAACCTATTAGATGCTGTTGTGTCTCTTGTTTTTGATACTCTTGATTGTGCTGTTGAAAATAAATTCGTTGTAAGACCTGCAGGCGCATTTGAAGGTGCACCTGGAATTATTTTACCAGGATCTAATGGTTGATCTGGATCTGAGTCTGTGTTTGCGTATTTTGCATATTGCGCGACAATACCCAGACGAGCACAAGTATCTACGAATCTAAGAAGTTTTAATTCACGAATTCCAGCGATAACTCCAATGATGCTTGATTCTGAAACGCTGGAATTCGTGAATAGCGCAAGATCACGAGCGACTTCTCTTACTATTGTTAGATAGTAGCCAGGTGACATAGAAAAATTAATTGCAATATTAACTGTTGAAGATGCAACTGCTGCTAAAACAGAAGCTGCGGAATCTGCATTGACGAATTTACTTGTATCAATACCAACGATTGAAAGAACACCTACAAGAGCTGACAAGAAATAAGAAACTAGAAAAGGCCCATCATAGGGCTGCATAACACCTAACAATTTAGAAATCAAATGACCAACATTTGCCAAGGCACCACGGAGACTTGATTCGTCGTCACCTCCAAATAAGAATTTACCGAAAGTAGTTCCCCTTTCAGAACCTAAAGGCAAAGTTTCTGTTTCTGGATTTGGTCTTGGTAGTTTTCCTACAATTAGAGAAACAATTAAAGAAACTACGCTTACAGCAATAAAAAGTGCTGCGTATGCAAGTAGTGCTATTGCTACTTCACTTAAAGTGCCTGTACCTGAAAAATTCTTTAAATAACTATTGAGCTGCCCGTATGTTTGTACATTATATTTTGCTGGGCTTGCTCCCGGCATATCTGTTTCAAAACCCTTCAGATCATCTGTAAAAACTTCATTCAGATCTGAATTACTGTCAGTTGTGTATCTTGATCTGTTAGATCCTGGTGATAGATTCTCTATCTTCACCTTGTCAGAATCAAATATGTTTGGGAATATACCAATTCGCGGTAGTGAATTTTTTATATCAACTTCACCTGAATTGTTCATATCATTAATTGAAATTTGTCCACCACCAGGACCCGATGATCCGCCTGCCGCATTTATCATTGATACAAGTGCAGATCGGCGCATTATAGTATAAACATCCTCTCCACTTACATTTGCACCATCAACAGATGCAGGTGATTGAGGCTGTGAAGATTTGTGCGTTCCTAATGAAAATTTATTTGCCGATGTAAATCTGTTACTTGATAAGACTGCACTTTTTACTATATCTCTTGTTTTTTCTGATTGTAATAATTCGTTTCCATAAGTTCCACCATTCGTTTCTCTTTCTGAAGATGGAACAACTTTGACAGCATTTCTTAATTCTTGATTTCCAAGATGAGGTATCATCTCATCATCTTTGGCGTATGAACCTGCACTTTTTTGTTGCGCGTCTGCATTATCTACATGAATTTCGTTTGTCACAGGAATTCTATTAGGACGAGGAGGCAAATAAGTGTATTCGCCATTTCCTTGAACAGGAGGAGTAAATGTTTCTTCACCTGCTAATGTTCTCTTAGCTAAGTAGTCACCAAGCTTTCTTTTAGCAGGTCTTTGAAGATCCTTGCCATCTTCATCAAGGATAAATTCGTTTGGTCCTATTCCTGTTGGCATTATTTAGCTCCTGTTTTATCCTTAATTGCCGATGCAAGTTCCTCCTCAGTAAAATTAGACTGAGAAATTTTATTTGAAAAACCGTTAATGGCACCAGTTGCCAGACTTAGAAGTGAAGCTACCGCTTCATCAACTTGCAATAATTCTTCTGGTTTTACCTTGCTTCTAAGCGCAATCCAGACTGGATTGTTTTCTAATTCTTGTTTAAGATTTTCTTGATAATTTTTCATGTGTATTTTACACCATTGTACATTCCGTCGTAAAGGTTGTTGTCAGGACTATAAGTAGGATCATTGAACTTAGTTAAAAGGTCCTTCACTTCCTTGTTTCCTTTTTTAACCTGACTATTGGCAACCTTGAAAATATCATTTACGAATTCTTCCGCCTTGAATGTCACGCCCATATTGATCGTGATGTTTATAGGTTTGTGTTCCATTTCAATTTTATCACGATGAACCTGTAGCTTATTTGAAAGCTTATCAATTACGACGTCCATTGGAGTGACATCAAGCCTTGATAGAAGTTCATCAAGCTCTTTAATATCTGCGGTCGCATCAACAAGAATTTTGACTATACCTTCTGTATAAGCAGTTTTAAATGAATTCATTGCCAAGGAAAGATTTTCAAGAATATGAATACCTGACATCATTCCTTCCATAGTTCCAGTCGAATTTAAAGCTGAGGCTGCAATTTGCATGACATTAGTAATTGAATTCGATATTTCGCTTGCAATTTTTTCGAATCCTGCCTTGAAAGAACCAGAAACAGTTGCAACAGTTCCATCAAATATTCCAAGAAGTTTGGAATTTAAATCACCTAATCCGTTTAGAAGACCGTCTGTGAAGAATCCACCGATATCTTCTGCTTCTTTAGATGGAGAATGAATTCCAAAAACGTCTTTTAGTGAATCAATTACTCCAGAACCGATTTCTCCTACTTTGGTCGACATATTTGATATGCCTGACATGAAACCTTCAAGAACGTTCTTTCCTAATGATGAGAATTCATCAAAATTTAGAAAGTCACTGATGTAAGCCCAAGTTTCATTCATCAAATCCCATATTTTTGTAGGCAGTCCTGACAAGGTGCTCATAAGTCCATCGACCATAAATCCGCCGAATTCTGCCATTACAGTAGAAGGGCTATTAATTCCCCAATAGCTTGCAAACGCAGTCCATATATCGTCGAACCACTTATTTAAATAGTCGTCTAATTTAACAAGTCCCTTCCATAATCCAATCGCCATATCGATACCGACGTTAAATAAATCTTTTACAACGCCAGATAGTCCTTTATCCAAAAAGTAATTCCACATTTTTTCTAATTTAGAATTAATTACGTAACCAATTGATTCAAACAATGTTAAAACGTATTTTAATCCATCAGTCAAAATCCAGATAGCGACTTTTTTACCAATTTGCAAAATCGAATCAAGAACATTTGGAATGATGTCAGTAAAAAATGAAATCGTGGAATCCCAAACAAAAGAAAACATAGAGTCAATTAACTTTTCAAGTCCAGCCCCCGCTTTTGCTCCATCATTGGCAACTGACCCAGAACCGAATATTCCACTTATCCATTCACCAAAACCAGTAAACATTCCGAATATATTGTTTAAAGACTTATTAAAAGAATCTTTAAATCCTGTTAGACCCATGTCATCAAGCATTGTGTCAAATTTAGCCTTGATATCAGCAGTAAATTTCGCGATAGAATTAATAACGTCATCTGACATTAATCCGAAAGTTAAAGCGTCTATAATACCAGCGACTCCAATGCCCGCTTGAACTGCTGCATCGTCATATGATTTTCTTAATTCATTTCCAATAGTTTCAGACATTTCAGACATTTTACTGCCGGCTTGGGCTGCAAGGACACCAATTGCGACCGGCCCGGCTATTTTGCTAAAGACACCTAATACTTTTGACAAACCAGGTATTGCGGCTTCCATACCGGTAGAAAATCTTGTAATCATCGTCTTACCAGCCTTTCCAGCAGCAACACCAGCAGTGCCTGTCGCTGTTCCACCAGTAAATATTGAAGTTACTGACGACCAAAAGCTTGTTGCTATTCCTTTTAAGGCAGTTTTTGCTATACCAAAAATAAAAAAGTCAAACATAAGTGACATAATTTTGTCACCATGTTTTTCCCAAACCACCTTGACAAGTTCAATTAGCGCGGTGCCGATTTCCATAGCAGAATCAGATATCTGATTTATTATTGGCATAATAACGCTAGAGAAAAAACCTTGCGCTTCAGTAGGTATTTTAGGATTTTTAATAAAATCTGTTATTTGCTTAATACCAAGAGTTAATTGCTCGCCAATTTCCTTGATTAAAAACTTAAAAATTGATCCGATAGTTTTTGCAAACGATTTTAATCCTGACATGAATTTAGAACCAGCAGCGCCATCACCGCTTAGTTGATCAAAAAAGTCATTAATTTTTTTCTTAAAGTCTTCAAGAGCAGTTGATGGGTCGCCTTCTAAACTTACAAAAAGATTAGAAAGAGCAGCAGAAAATTCACTAATAACATTTTTAAATTTACCATCACCAAAAAAATCATGCATTGCACCCAGCATTGTTTTTACGCCTGGGAAAGCATTTACAAAAACATCACCGACAGCTCGACCTGCATGTCTAACAGCAATTAGAGCACCGCCAATATCATGAAGAACCTGTCTCATTGGTCCGGCTCTTGAAACTCCTTCGCCAAAACCTGTAATAAATTCTTGCATGAAAGAGCCGCTATGTTGTAGCTGCTCAATAACTCTTTCAATATTTTTGCCTAATTTTTCAAAAATTTCAGCCTGTGTTTTTTGCTTTTGACCGCTTTTGTCAGCTTCTTTTTGAATTTCTTCATAAGATTTTCCAACGTTACTTGCCGAGAAAGCTGTTCTTACTAAGTTTTCATCCATTCCTGTAAGAGTTGCAAGTTGCTTAATTTGCGCCTTGTTCATATTTTCGGCGGATGCACCAGCTTGCATCATTTGTTGTCTTAAATATTCGAATTGCTTTGCTGGATTTTCTTCTTTCATCATTCTCATTGGATCAATGATAGCTCCAAACGACTGTGCAAGTTTTGAAGCGTTCGTAGCAGCAGTTTCAAAATCTGCGAATTGATCCATTATTCCAACAACATCTTTTAATTCAAGGCCAAAAGATCTTACTGAAACTGAAGCTGTTGCCATTTGTTCTTTTGTAAGCCTTCCAAATTTGCCCGATTGAGTTGTAAGGAATGCCATATCTCTTGCTATATCTTTTTGCGATATTCCAAATTTATCTGCTAAATCTTCGGCAACATTTGCCATCTTTGTCATTTCTCTATTAAAATCAGTTCCCATAGCTTTGGAATGATTTATAAGAGCTCTCATATCTTCGTCAGATAGCCCGAGACCTTTCTTGAAAACAAGAAGATCGCCAGCTGCATCTTTAAATTTACGACCTAACAAATTAACAGCAGGACCTAAAGCGACAGCCATGCTCAAAGATTCACGAATTGCTGCGGCGGTTCCGCCAGGTCCTAATCCAAAGACCCTGCCAATTGAAAGCCCAGACGCCTTTAATTCTTTTGACATATCTTGGGTGGCGTCTATTACTTGTTTTGAAAATCCTCTACCGATATCACCAAATTGTTTTCTTACTTCTTCTTTGGCCACAGCAATTTCATAACCGGCAGTTGCTAGTTCGGCCGCTTTATTCATAATAATATCGAATATTTCAACAAACGGCGCTAATAAAGATTTTCCTATTTGAAAAGCCGAATTTCCCAAGTCTGAAAATGTAGTTATTAACAGCTTGCTTTTAACAATCATGTTGTTAAAGCCAGAAGTAGTTAATTTAAAAAGAAAATTAAATGATTTTTCTAATTGATTTACTTCTTTGTCGGCATCCCACAAAGAATAATAAAAATCATTTGAATTTTTTGAAGCGTCCGATAAACCCGAATTCAATAATTCGAATGTTGATACAGAATTTTTTGCTGATTTTTCTGCAGCATCGAGGCCTGCTCTAATTTCATTAAGATTTTCGATGACATCATTAAGACCATTATTGTTTAGCGTTTCCTTTAATTGCAAAGCTAAATTAATTTGATCTTCTATTAAAGATGCCTGTTTTGTTTGAAGTCTTAGTCTTGCTTCAATAGCTTCGTTAATTTCAAGCTGAATTTTAAGATTATCAACCTCTGCCATTGAAGCTCCTTACTTTATTTATCATAACATCTAATTTTTAGATATCCCAATCATAGCCCGTAATATTTTTAAATCTAAAAATGGCCTCTTTTCTTCTCTTAATGGCAGTTTGTGTTTCATCAAAATTAGATTCTTTTATTAATTTTTCGTAAAGATCTTTCGATGACTCGATTACTTCGTGTAATGCTGCCGCAGCGCGAGGAGAACTGGTTATTTCAAGTTCTCGTCTCGCGCCGGTGATATATTCAAGAATTGCAAGTTTAAGATCGTTTTCCATAAGTTTAATTATTATTAACTAAAGTTTATGTAAATCGTCTTAACTTAGATGGAACATTTTCTCTAGATCTATTTTGAAGAGCTCTAACATCAGGTGTATTGTGATGAAGAGCCCTGGAATTTCCATCACCTTTTTCGTTGGATTTTTTAATTTCTTCGTTGATTCTTCTAATGAACCATATTCTATAAGAAACTGGAATATTGTAGCATTCCCAGTAGCTTAATCCCATATAATAACCAAGAAGAAATGCATGCTCCAGAAAAATTTCTTTATCGCCCGGAGTCAGGCCAAAAAAATCCGGCGCCAAGAGGAATTCTTACCTCCGAACTCTCAGAGCATGAAGGACAATCCATATATGACTTCATGTCAATTCCTGGCTCATTTTGATCAATAATTTGACGAAGAGTCAATGAATCTCTTGCAGGCATGCTTCTAATGAAAGAAGAAATTAGATTCTTATCAGTTTTGCCATCAATAGACTGAATAGAGAATTGCAATCTTGTTGTTACCAAAGTGTCTGTTAGACCGCCAACTTTCTTCTTTCTTTCCTGAATTGCGAGGAGCTCTTCTTCGTCTGCGCCGGTAAGAAATTTAAATCTTACAACTTTTTTAGTCACAGGCAGCGTTACTTCAAACAAGTTTTGATTTTCTACGGCAGGACTTAAATTTAATGGCTTAATTTCCAAATCGGATAAATTAAATGTCTGTTTTGACTTTGTCTGGCAGGATGGGCATTCAACCTCAACATTATAATCAGCACCATAACCAGTAATTCTTAAAGCAACCATCAAAGCGTTTCTATCACCGGATAACATGCTTGAAACGTCAATTCTTTTATCAACTAAGCAAGACTTAATAAGTTCGGTAATAACTGTTCCTTTTTTAATTAGGGCTCGAGAAGTAAGAATATCTTCCTCACGAGCAGTCATAGCTTTTACATCCACTGTTTCACAAAGATGCAAAGGCGAATCAGATGAATAAACTAAACCTCTAGATGGCAATGGAATTGATTCTACAGGAATATCAAAACCAAAATCATCTTTCATAACATCACGAGTTGGAACACCACCAAAAACCTGATTACGCTCATTTCTCTCTGACAAGAAAACCTCCGATAATAGTTGATTAAATTATCGGAGGTTTTCTATGAATGTAAACTACTAATTTAATAAATCAGTACTGAAGAACACAATTATCCATCTGCAATGTGAGAGCAATTTCGGTTGCTTCCTCAGCATTATAGTCGAGATCATTGAATGTTGCGTTGGTAATCTGGGCACCTTTGATGTCCCAAAGTTCAACGACGGTTCCAATAGGATCAAGCATTTTTAGCTGAATATCGCGCTTGTAGAAATCGGCATATCCTGCACGGCCTGAAACTGATTCATAGTGAGTGCGAATCCATTCCATAACCTGCTGGGCACCTGAAGGTGCAATTGGATCGTAAAGCACAACATTCATTGTGCTAAACTTTGCCTTTCCTGCAATGTAGCGAACTGTGTTAATCCAGTGGATTTCCTGCTGACCAATTTCTACAGTTGGTCTAGCAGTTGATTTTACGAGAAATGCGTCGATGCCCTCAATAGCAAGAACCCAGCGAAATTTACGCTTTGGTTCGAATCTATTAGGAAGCATGTCTGTGACTGAAAGTGTTTCTGCCATGATACTAACTCCTTATTCCTAAGTATTCATTTACCTGAACTAAATCTCGACACCTGGGTTAGAAACAACGAAGTCTAGAGAGATAAATTCCACTGAACGGGTTGGTTGAATGAAAATCTTCCCACGAATTGTATTGTTTTCAACATCGGCCTGAGAGGTTGTTGTTGTGTCGATCTTAACCTTGTATCTATCGACACCCTGCTGAGCCTGGACCTGCTTAAGAATAGGATCAACAAGTGCTGAGAATCTTGCAAGTGTTGTTTCACGATTTGGCTCAAAAAGAATAGTGTTGGCAACATTTCTTACTTTTCTGCGAAGATCGATAAGAAGTCGACGAACGTTTACTCTATCTAAAGATGAAGCTCTTGCAAGAAGTGTCTTTTGACCATAAACCAAAGGAATCGCTGAACCTGGGATGGTTGTGATAGGGTTGATATCAGCATCATAAAGAACATCAAGATTATCTCTATTAAGCTTTGTCTGTGTTTCAATAACAGTACTTAATGCACCGCGAGTAAAACCAGCTGGTGCAAACCAAGGATATGCAATCGAGTCGTTAAGACCGAAAGCTCCAAGAACTGCTACTGATGGAGGACATACAACATTTGTGCTTGTGGTAGGATCTGTTATAACAACATCTGGGAAGTATGCTGCTGCAAAAGATGTGTTAAGGTGTCTATTCTTCAAGCCATTTGCAGTAAGTGACACAGATACAGTGTCTGTAGATCCTGTGATAACGCTGTCATAGATATTTTTCTGCTCGATATCCATAATGTAGATTGCGTCGAATCTTGTAGTTGTAGCATCGATTGCGTAATCTGTTACACCTGGCTCTCTAATACCTGGAATGGCAAGAATTTGAATATCGGCAAAAGATTTATCTGATAGAATATCGATAGCTTTTCTATAAGCCGCGACCGTTGAACCATCAGGACCGCCTTGAGTTGAAACATAATCCATTTCACGAGCTGCTGCGTTATCGGTTAGTTTGGATTTGTCGCCATTGAAAATATTGACACCATCAAAACCGCCTTGAACATAGAAGCTAAACTTAAGGAACTTTCTTGTACTAAAATCCTTAAAATCATTTTCTACATCAACGAATCTATCCATGCCAGCAGACAATACGCCATCTCTTGCGTAAGAGGCTTCGGACCATTTGTTTGGATCAGGATAACCAGTGACAGCTGATTCTTTAACCTGAACATTTTCAAGTGAGAATCCATTGTTATTGTAAGTATCTGCACTTGCAGAGGTTAATTGATTAGCATTTCCAACCAAATATCTGCTAAAATACTTTGTCAATGATTCAATGTTGTTGTCAGTATATGTGTTCTTGTTTGGCTCTAAAAGAGAATTATTTACCTCGAACTGAACTCCCCAATGCAGGTTTGGAGAAGCGTTCGCTGCGGTTCCTGTTCCTAAACCAATTGTTTTTCTAAATGGAACTGGTATCATCTTAACATCACTAATAGTACTTAGATTGTCTGCGATATCAAGATATTCAACACCTCTGAAGCCCATTGGCAATGAATTGGCAGGAATTTCCATATTTTCGACATCTTCATCGATTTCTACACGAATGTAAGATGACTTATTATTGTAGCTTCCTTCCTCAACAATTTTCTGAGCGCCTGTGACACGATCAAAATCGTAATAACGCTTCATGTCGCCAATGGCTTTTCCAATGTATCTGTCTGACGATGGGTTAAGTGTCAATCCAATATAGGATTCGAGAACCATTGGAACATCATCAGTGTCACCAAAATCTCTTACATAAAGATCGAAAGTTCCAAATTCAGATGAAGGATCTGAAGAAGGTGTGATATTTCTAATAGAGATCTTGAATGTTGTATTGGCGTATTCTCCATCATCAAGAGCATGGATTTTGAAGAGATTTTCTGATACTCCACCAAACTTTTGAGAAACAACCCAAGATGAGTTTGCAGTTTGGAATCTATCTTCAAAACCATCAAAGTTAGGAATAGATGTTGTGCCAGTATTAAATGAGTTGATGCCTGGAAGGATGAAAGCAGCGTCAGCGCCAGTTCCTAAGCCTAAAGAAATGTCTGTTGCGACATTTGTTCCTGTTACAACCGCATGCGCCGAATAAACATCGTATGTTGTGTAAAGGTAATGGCCTGATTTCTCAATTTTAGTTGGATCTGTATTAAAAACATTTCCAAAATAATTTGGTGCCTGAGGATCAAAGCTTGCCGTAATGATGTTTGAATAAGCTGATGTAGCCAAATGACCGCTTAAAAGAAGAACGAATTCCTGAAGCCCGGATGTAAGGCCGTCAGTGTATCTTACTGTTCCAACAGGATCACCATAAGCAGCGCCTGGAGTGCCTGATGGCAAATCATTAGAAGCCAATGACGATGATAAAACTGGCAAAACTCCACTTGGCGCAAATAGGACACCTCTAAGAACAGGTATCGCATCAGCTGATGGCTGAGAACCGGCTGTGGAAAATATGTCAGAGCCATCTGAACCTGACATGTAGCATCCTAAGAAATAAGTTTTTCCTGAATAGCTACCGACTGCGTATGGATTTGCTCCAATTTGTCCATCAGCCTGAATCTGCTGCGATCCAACTACGAAACCGGCATTATTGACTTTTCCGACATTCTCTCCGGTTGTTGTTCTCTTTTTTGCATCACCAACACCAAGAACTTTGAGATAAGTACCAGCTTTTGCTGTTCTTAGCCATTCGTTCATTGCTATTGGACCAAATTTTTCTCCATCTGATGGTCCAAATTTATTGACAAAGTCAGTATAACTTGCAACAGTGGTTGGAACAAATGCTGGACCGCGCAATGATGTGCCAACTACGCCTGCTGGCACTCCTTGCGGAATAGCCGATGTAGGACCAGAAAGATCAATTTCTCGCGTTCCAACACCTGGACTTTTAAAAGTAAGTTCTGCCATAATTTCTCCTTGCCTCTTACTAAGTATTACTCAAAAGAGACGCCTGAAGGTGTGATAACAAAATCAACCGCAATAAATTCGATTGTCTTTGTTGGTACTAGCACGATCTTACCGTTCAGCCTATTCTGTTCGGCATCCTGCTGTGTATTATTTGAATCATCCATGATGACTTTAAACTTCTCGATACCTGCCTGTGCCTGGATTAAACCAAGAAGAGGAGTAACCGAACCAATGAATTTAGTTCTTACAGCTGGTGTATTTTGTTCAAATAGCAATCTTCCTGCAACATCAGAAACAACTCTCTTAACTTCGAGGAGTAATCTTCTTACATTGACTCTATCAAGCGCTGATTTTTTGAGCTGAAGTGTTTTTTGACCAAAAATAACAAATCCACCTGATGGGAATGTTGCAATTGGATTAATTCTTGCATCATAAAGAACATCGCGATCTGGCTGATTAAGTCTAACATGCACATTGCTAATAAAATCAAGAGCGGCTCTGTTGAAACCAGCTGGCGCGAACCAAGGATATGAAACCTTGTCACTGTATGCTATTGCTCCCATGGCGGCAACAGAAGCAGGAACCTTGACATTTTTGTTAAGTTTAGCGTCTGGGATGTAAACATCAGGGAAGTAAGCTGCTGCATAGTTGTTATCAATTCCAAGCCCAATGAAGCTCTCTGAAGTTTGTCTAACCGAAGGTCTTCTTGAAGTTGTAGAATCGAAGATTCTTGCGCCATTATCATCATATGAAGGAATATCTCTTACATACAATGCCAACGAATAATCTCTAACAGCATCCTGGGCATAATTCGTGACAAGTGGCTCTCTAATACCTGGTATTGCAAGTAGATTGATATTTGATGAAATTTCATCTGTTAAAATATCAACAGCAGATCGATATGAAGAAACTATGTTATTATCGACGCCCGCACCTGCAGCATTTGCTAATAAACCTGATTCTACGACACCTTGTGCTTTTCCATCTTCGCCTTGATAACCTGATTCTGTAGAAGATGCTCTATCATTCATAAGTCTATTGTCTCTATCAAGAATATTGAGACCATCAAATCCACCGTAAAAAACATTGGTGAATTTATTGAATGATGAGAATCTATTAAAGATTACCGATGATGAAGCAATTAGCGTCGCCATGGTAACTCTATCATCGGAGCCATAATTTATCGAGTAATTTGTAGATGATGGAGTTCCATTTCTTACATAGGCTGCTTCTCGCATATGAACTTCAGCAGTTCCAGTTACTGTTGTAATAGAACCATTTGCAAGAGCAACTCTTGCAAGAGTGAATTTATTTGCGTTAAATGCATCTGCAGCAGAACCTGTTACTAAAACATCTTGTTTTAAAATTCCCTGGAATTTTGTGTAACTTGATACAAGATTATTTTGTAAAGTACCAAGATTGTAATTTAGAATAGCATCATTAATGGATGATGATAAAGGCATTGACTGAACAACGACGCCCCAATGAAGTCGACTATCGACTCTTTCGTTAGCACCATAAGTTCCAATATTAGCAGTTCCTGCTGTATCTGCCATTGTTCCACGAGTTACCTTAAATCTAAATGGAAGTGGTGGAAGAATAGAGGCTGTGATATCACTAACAATATTGTTGGAAAGTCTTGATGGGCCTGTGTATGTCTCACCACCAAATGACAGTGAAGAAGCTGAATCGTTGAGGCTGTCAACAGTTTTCAAAACTGGAATTCCGCGGAAACCAAATGGTAGAGCTTCCTTAGGAACCTGCCCAGATTCAAGAGCTGGATTCATTACGACTCTAACGTTGGCACTTCTGTTTGGATATTTTCCTGAAATAATAAGTCTGCGCTCGGCCTTTTCATCAGTGTCAAAGTTCCAATAAACCTTCTTATCACCAATAACTCTTGCAATGTAATTTTCAGCTCTTGGATTTAAACTGACTTTTGCATAGTATTCGACACCTTTTTGATTAATGTCGTCATCGCCAAATTCTCTGAAAACAACATCGAAAGTTCCATATGGCTGATCAGGATCGGTGCTTGCCTGAATATTGGTGATAGAAACCTTTAATTTGTCATTTCCATATGCACCATCAGAAATGGTTTCAAAATGGAAGAGATCATATTCAAAATTTCCAAAAGGCTGTGAAATAAATGGTGTTGTTCTTGGGGTTGTAAATCTTGTGTCATAACGGCCGAATTTTTCTGTCCAGTCTTCAGTTCCAGATGTAACAAGAACTTCTGCTGTGGCAGTTCCTGCCTGGACGAGTGCAAGATCCTTTTCAACTGGGAAATCAAGATAAAGAAGATGCTTCTTGGTTGCAAAAAGATCAGGATCTGTATTTAAAATTCTTCCAACGTAAGAATTGTCATTTGGATCTAGCGAAGCGGTTAAAATTCTGACGCCTGGGAATCCATCGTCTGAAGCAAATGTTGAACCTGCATTAGAATAAATGATAACCTTGAATTTTCTTGCAAGACCTTCAGTATTTGAATCTGGGCCTAAATAAGCCGAAAATCCGGTAGCGTCATAAGTGTCATCGAAAGGAGCAAGATGAATTCTAGAACCTGAAGCTGCAAAAACAACAGCTCTTACTAGATTTACAGTTTGACCACCTGCATACGAAACATTGAAACTTGGATTGTCTGTAAAAATTGGAAAGCCTTCACCTTCATTACCGCCAGTACCGGATGCGCTGATATAGTGTCTTGCTACAATGAATTGAACTGCGCTATCTTGATTGGTAAGATCAGGGGAGATCTTAAAACCAGCATTTTTTACAACTCCATTTGTGACTGTATCTGAAATATCTGATTGTGTGCTATTTGCTCCGGCACCAAGAACACGGACATAAGTGAGTGACTGCTTGTGTGCAAGAAACTCGTCTACTGCATAGGTTGCTGGCATTTGTTGATTTAGCTCGCCAAACTTTGCATTAAAATCTGCCATGTTAGCAAGTGTGACGGGCACGAACGCTGGTCCTTTTTCGGCGGTTCCAATGATTCCACCAGGAACTCCAACAGGCTGCTGTGCACCTGCTACAAGTTCGATCTCTTGTTCGTAGAAGCCCGGTGAACGAAATGTTTGTTCGGCCATTACTGTCTCCTTGTAAAATTAATTATCATTGTCTAATTATTAAGACACATGATAAGTATGTCTTAACAAGTAGTTAAATCATAAATTTTTTCAAATATTATCAATTCTAATTACTTCTTCACCTTTAGATGGAATAGAGACAGTAACTCTTCCTACAACTCGCCCAGGCTTTCCAGTAATTGGATCATTTTCATAAACAATTTTTTTGGTTCTTGAATTAATTTCAGCGACACTGCCAACTGATGATTCTTCAATTTTTTCTTGGCTAAGTACGGTAGATGAATCGAAATCTTCAGAGCCTGCTGTCGTTAATGATTGCTCTTTTCCATTTGCGGCAATAGACGCAGAAGGTCCCAGAGTGTCTTCTGTTGCCACTTCACTTAAAAGGTATGATTCACTATTACCGCTTGGCACGGGTGTCTTTATCGATGGACCAGGGTCACTCTGATAAACCCCGAATGATACTGTAGGTGCTGACAAATAACTTTTTACTCCATTCGGAATTCCTGGTGATTGAGGTAAGATTAAGTACCCTGGAACTTCCGCTGTGATGGTTGCTTTCACAAGTCTTTCTTCATCAGAAAAGCTATCGAAGTTATTTCCAGATGAAATGGAAGACTCAAAGTAAGCAACAAACCAGTAACCTTTGTTTGTAGTTATTTTTATGGTTCTACCACCTGGTTGAATGTAGCTTCCTAAAAGAGTTCCAATCATAGAATTGAGCTGACCTACATATTGAGCCCAAAATGTTACCTCGTATTTCAAAGTGAAATACTTTGGCATAGGAATAACCAAAATTTCATAAATTCCACTATGCAATTTTGGTTGCAATGCTCTTCCTGACTCTGTGTAAAAGTCTTTTATTTTATTTGAAACCCCAGCTCCAGGTCCTTCAATGTTGAGAAAACCTTGAGTATTTTTTAATGATTGAAATAACTGATCTTCGCTTGTTATTTTCTTTTTGATCACCATTTCGTTGTATCGATCAGAAACTCCTCCACCTTTTGTAGAATCCTGCTCTAATCCCGATCTTGAAATAGAAATTATTGGAAGAATGAGTGAATTATTTTTATCTCTTAGTGGAGATTTTTTTGATGCCGCTGCAAATCTTTCTCCCGAAGAAAATACAACCGGAATTTTTCTTAATTCGCTATCATTTTTATTTGATTTGTATGTGAAAGGAAGAACTTTGTCAAATAAATCAAAAAAAGATCTATCAACATCTTCTATTTCGCATGAAGGCAATACGAAGTCTGTTGAATTATTAGATCCTTCATATCCACTTGGAATAACACCTTTTATTGATTTGTTTTTATCATATCTAGTTTGATTCATTCATCACCATAAAAAGATGAGCTAATTCCATCTTCCTTAACCTTTTTAGGACCTGTTATAGGCGCATCAAGCACTCCATTTTTCTGAAGCTCTCTAACATCATTTGTTTCACCAGCTGAATTTGTACTTGCACCGCGCTGTTGCTCGAATGTTTTTTGAACTGAATCTGCCTCTGTAAATTTGACGCTGGTTGGGCCAAGTGGATTTTTACCAATTTGTCCTTCACGTGCCTGTTTTCCAATTAACTTGTAGCCTGTTAAATGTTCAACCTGTCCAAATATTTTACTAATAGCTATTTTTGATGTCACTTCATAAAAAATAGAGCCATAAGAAAAATAATCGCCTTCTCTAACAATAATGTTTTTATCTAATAGATCTCTTTGATGAATTAACGCATTAGCAGATCCTCTAGTTTCAGAACCAAATTGATTAGTGCTAACTGTTGGAGCTTCCCATTCAACAAGTGCCTCTATTTCAATAGGAGGATTGAATATTTTTTCAACAGCTTCTTCGTAAATATCGTGAACTTGAGTTAAATCTTCCCTTACTCGATAGTAGTAAATTTTTTGACCAATTACATCTTTGATGATCTCTTTGGTTATGTCACTAATAAAATCTAATTCCCTTTCAGTGATAAAAAGCCTTGCCATTTTTTATCCTATCATAATCGCGCGACCCATTGGAATAGGCACGGCTTTTAGAACTTTTTGAAGATTATCTATTTTGGCAGCTTCGGCCTCTAAAAGTTTATCATAAGTCATGGTATCAAGCATTTCTCGAAGCTGCGTTATTAATTTTTCTTTTTCTTCTCTTCCTTGACTTATTAAATCAGAACCATTTAATTGCAATTCTCCTCCTGGAATAGGAACAGAACCGAATTTAGATCTAACAAGACCAAGAAGTTCCTTGCTTAAAGCAAGAGTGAATTGTCTTGTCCATTGTCTTCCTATTGAATTAATTCTGCTATAAACAAAATTACCAAATGGAACGTTGGATAGGTTGTTTATTCCGTTAATACTATCTGTTGGAATTGAAGGATTTAAAGGATCATTTGGAAATCCAACTCTAAACCAAAGCCTTGGTTGAATATCGGCAACTGGAGTTGGAAATATTCTTAACTTGGTGCCTGATATCATATAGCTATAGTTTGATCTTCTAACCTTATTAGATATTGCCATCTGGCCGCCACGAAGAATATCCTCGAATACAGGCAAGACATAGAAAACAGTTTCAGGAGTAAATGATTCAAAGCTAAATTCGTTGTTAAGATAATTGATAGCAGATGTTGTATCGAAAAATCTATATGCAGCCTGAGGACTATAATGCATTACTTCAAATATCTTCATTTTACCATGTAGAGAATTTAGAGATGATGAAACCAGAGGAACGCTTGCACCATCAACTAGATCTGTGTATAGATCGTAGTCTTGTCTACCTTGAACAAGCTGTATAGAGCCAGAAACTGTATTATAGCTTCCTCCAAGGCCTGCGTTAGATGCATAAGGCTCTGCAAGTCTTAAAGCAAATTCAAGTGTTTGCAAAGGGTATTTCTGCTCTGAACCATTTAATGAACCTGTTGAGGCGCCAAGAAGACTTGACAATTGGGACTTTGCCTGATACTGATTTACTATCGCGCCATATTCGCAGAAAGCTTCTTCAAAACATGCCCAAATTTGTTTTGATGTGAGTTCTACAGAAAGAATGTCATCACCAAGCTTTCTTTTCACAAATGTGACCATTGAATCAGCCTCGTTTTGAAAATCCGCGTCTGAATCAAAGAAACCAAACGGAGTTGGCGATAATGTAGTTGCAAAGCTTGGCATTACTTCTCCTCTTGCTATCTAATAAGTATGTTGAAGATTTAATTTAAACTAATCGTTTTCATTATAGCCTGTCACGGTTCTATCTGCATATTTTTTAGAAATATATTTTGATAAAGCGTTTGTTATGTTTGGAACTTTTGCTTCATCAGGTAGATCTTCGAATTGTTTAGTTGCTTGATTTAAAAAGTTATCTTCAACAGTATCATCAACTATTCTGGAAATTTCATCATCGACATTAAGAAAATCAAGATGTGTGTCTGTTTTCTTTTCATCGGACTGAGAATACATTTGTTTTAAAGTTTTAGCCATGGTCCACGCACCTTTAGCAGCTAGTGCAGGAGGAAAAATAGTAGCAAGACTACCAACGATAGCGTCAACTGCAGCATCTTTGACCACGGCTCCACCTTTTTCTGCTCTTTTTTCGCTATTGATGATTTTAATTAATTCTCGTAAATCTTTCATAGTGCTAATATCAGGATTAATTTTGTTTGATTTCGACTTTTGTCTTAAAATATCCTTCAAAGAAGCTTCATGAATACTTCTAATTTCTTTAGAAATGATTTCTCTAAGTTTTGATTCTTTTATTTGCATGTTCATCTCGCGCTTTTATAATAAGTATGTCGAAACCCGCTTATTGATAATAAAAAAACAGCCGACCTTGAAGGTCGGCTGTTTTTCATCTAGTTTCTAGATTAGATGATGTTGAGATCAAGAACGGTAACGGTACCGTAGAAGTCTGAACGAACCATCTTCTTGCCGTAGCGGGTCATAACGCCCTTACGAGGAGTGAAGTCCTCTGGAGCAAAGATTGTTGGGGTGACAATCAATGGAACATATGGAGCGTAGACATAACCGGTCTCGAGGTATGAAGTGCCCTTGAAGCCGACGAGGATCTTGTTACGTGGGAAGTAAGGATCCTTGTAGACTGTGAAGCGATTGCTGAGAGTACCGACCTTCTCTGCGCCGAGGGTCATTGTTGCACCGACCTGGCCCGAACCGTCGATTGAGTAAACTGGCTTGTAGAAGACAGATGCCTCAAGGATGGTTGCTACATCAGGTGAAACCACGATGTAGTTTGCAGAACCGCGGAGGGTCTTACGATGGATCTCGTTAGCAACATCGATGATTGTCTCGATGAGGGTCTCGTACCATTCACGGACGTTACCAGTGAATGCAGGACCTGGCTGGGTTGAAGCACGGGTGATGACAGCGCCTGTTGCCTTGTTAAGGAACTTGCCAGGAGCACGTGACCAGTAGTAGTTTGCGCCAGTACCATTGGTGAGGAGGTCGTTGAGGATCTCGCGGTCGAGTTCCATTGCGATCTGCTCTGAAAGGATCTGGGTGAGCTCAACCTCTGCATCCAATGAGTGGTATGCGTTGAGGTCTTGTGCGAGCTCTGGTGACCACTTGGCCTTGAGCTTACGAGTTGATGCAACGACTGAGATTGCCTCAATCTTGATATCAATCTCTGGAATCACTGGTGAAGGTGAAGTTGCGCTGAGGTTTGACTCGAAAGTTGGAATAACGAGTGCGGTACCATCACTGTCGGTTTCGAGAACTGAAGTGGTTGGGTAGGTGATTCTGAGGTAGCCGTAATCAGCAGGATCGACCTTGGTACCTGAAACAATCATGAGGATTGCTGCACCACCAACACCATTGACTGCGAAGCCATTTGGTGTAAACACATTGGTTGTGCTATTCCAGTTTCCAAGACGGTTGAGTCGACGAACGTTAAGAACACCGGTACCACCCTGCATTGTTTGTGGAATAGCGATAAGGTCTGTATCACCACTTACTGAAGCGGGGTCGCCGTAGACAAGCGCGAATTCCTTAACCATTGTGCCATCAGCGTTGGTTGCGATACCAGCGGCTGGGCTAAATGGAACAACAAGTGCGAGGAACTTGCCGCCTGCATCATCAATGAAGCTGGTGACCTGTGGATCGAACTGAAGAAGTTTGCCGTCTGAACCGGATGAAGTAAGGGTCTTTGTTGGATCGATTACAGCGCCGGTACCATAAGCACCTGATGCAAACATATTGGTTCCTGCAGTTCCACCTGCGAAAACGCTTCCGCTATGAACCTTGGAGAAGCTGCTACCAACGAGGTCATACATACCGCCAGTTGCTAACGAACCGCTGATGATACCTTTACCTGTTGGTGCATTGTAGATTGACTGACCAACTGAGTAGGTTGAAGTAGTACCAGATGCATCGCTACCATCGATTCCTGTTGTGCCACCGCGGTTAGAACCGTAGGTGTAGTCGAGGAAGAAGAGGAGGCCTGATGGAAGGCTCATTGGCTGAATGGAGACGAGGTCGTTGGCAACGAGACCACCGAATACACGACGAACCATTGGGAATGCGATGTTGGTGAAGCCGCGGATATCACCTGATGATGAAGTACCACCTGCGCCAAGACCGATTGAGTTTGCTTCCTTTAGAAGATGTGCGGTTTCGTTCTCGAGGAGGCGTGCCATGTTCTCTTTCTTGTAGCCATCAAGACCACGAAGAAGACCGGTACGATTCCACTTCTCAAGAAGTTTCTTGTTTTCTGCACCGAGGTGACGCTCACGAATGCCCTCAGCAAGTTGATCTAATGTAAATGACTTTGACATAATTTAATTTCTCCTTTGTTTTTAGGTATTATCTAACTTGACGGTCCCGGCCTATCAGGCCTTGTCGTTCCCGATACCGGCCAAAACAGCCCAGCGATTCACCTCGACGGATTCGTTAATCATGCCACCTGGCCTCGTCGATCTGGAAGAATTGCCCACTGTTCTGTTGGTTCCTTCTGCAAGACGATCTGTCTTTCTTGTTAGAGCTTCATTGAGGCTCTTGTAAAGAAGATCGGCTTCACGAATAGTCTTTGCAGAATCAAGAGCTTCAACAACAGCTTTAAGCTTGTTCTGTGGAAGCGATGAATCACGCATTAACTTTGTTACATAAAGAAGCTTTGCATTGAAAAGCTTCTGTGCTTCAAGCTGCTTATTGAGCTTGGCAGCATTTTGACTGGACTCTTTAAGGCGAGCAGCGAGTTCACGATTTCTGCGTGACTCCTTTACTGACTCTTTCTTCTTGTCGTCCTTATCAGCTTCGTCGAGATCCTTTTTAGTAGGCTTTTTGGCCTCTTTCTTAAGTTTCTCATTTTCTGAAACATTTGCATTTAGCTTAACTGAATCGTAAGACTTAATTGTTTTTTCTGGCTTACCGCCGAATGACTCGGTAGGATCTGCCTCTTCACGAAGCTTACGAAGTCTAACGAGTTCACGACGAAGCATACTTTCATCGATGCTGAAGGTTGCGCCTTCATCCATTTCATCAGCCTTATCAGCTTCATCCATTTCGTCGCCTTCATCCATTTCGTCAGTCTCGTCCATTTCGTAAACAGACTCGTCTACTTCGTCATAATGGCTCATTTCGTCAGTCTCCATATTCATTTCGTCCATTTCATCTTTGACTTCGAGATCATCATCACCAAAATCAAAGTCATCGCCAGATGAATCGTCAGAATCACCAGCATCATCAGTGTCATCAGAAACCTTTAATCCGATAGCGGATGCCAGCTGTTGAACTGCTGATTTGATGGCGTCCATGTCCATTTCGCCTGATTCTTCTGACTCTCCAGAGGTGTCTTCATCCTCTGTATCTTCGTCAGCCTCATCAGCCTCATCAGCCTCATCCATTTCATCAGCTTCATCCATCTCGTCGGTTTCTTTCATTTCGCTTTCGTCAGTTTCTACAAGTCTTGCGCGCTTCTCTTCACGCTCTAGCAGTGTACGAAGTAATTTTCTTGTTGACATTTCTTTAATCTCCTTTAGTAGCAATTTAAACTCTTTTGTCGAAGTTTCTCTAAGCTTGCCAGCAGGAATTTTATCAATTTCCTTCTGGAGGTTTGTGGCCTGCTTAACAAGCCTATTAAATTTCTCAACAATTCGAAGAGCAGCTACGTTTGTTTTTCTGCCTTCACTAAGGGCATTGAGATCCCTTCCAAAAGATTTGAGACTAATTCTTGCTTCATGAACCTTGTCTCTTAAGGTTGCTTTACCATCAATAATGCTAAGTAAAGCGTTTATCGAATCTCGCGAAAGTTCAATTCCTTCGCTATTAAGCTGCTGCTTATCACCTTCAAATTCAATATTAATTTTTTTAACTCCCTTTAAAGGAAGCTGTGCAAGCCCACCAGATGAATCAACAGACATTTGATCATTAACCAATTCTCCATCATCGGCCATTCCTGAGCCTGTATCATCAAGATCGGTATCACTGTCCATATCTTCGACAGTGTCGTCATCGTCTTCGATGTCGTCCATTTCATCACCTGGCTTGTCCTCTAATGATGCAACTATGGCGTCAATATCTTCATCTTCATTCTGAAGAGAATTTTCGAGGAGGCTTCTTTCTACAAGTTTTCGAATTCGAGGTGCCACAGTTTCGACGAGCTTGTTAGTGGCATTTTCTTCAGCCATTCTAACAAGTTCTTTTGCATCTGCAATTGCCTCATCGTAAAGCGACATTTCTATTCTCCGTGTTTTTAAGTATTATGCAACAAGTGAAAAATATTACTTTTTTTCATTATTTGCGACAAATATTGTTCGAATAAGCTCTCGAAGCTTAATAAGTGTAGGATCTTCATTTTGATCTTCACTAGGATCTAACAAGATAGATGATCTTTGAGTTCCATGAGGTGTGCCACGAGTTCTTAAAACATTTTTTGTATTTTGCCACTGGTTAGTTGCCATCATTCCACTTTCACGATTATCATAAAGATCTGGAAATGGCACCATCGATGCCCTTGTTTGATTTCTGGCTACTGATTCAAATCTAGTAGCGGCCCCAAAAAAATAAAAAGGATCAGTTTTCTTTACTGCCAAATTATCGGTTGGAACATAGGCTGATATTTTTTTACTAACCTTATGATCTAATTCGTCGTCTATTTCTTCATCGTCTATTTCTTTTTCGATTTCACTTGGTTCTTCTTTATAAGGATAAGAATCCTGATATTGTCTTTGATCATGAAACCCGGACTGTGTCCCGTATCCAAGCCCAGTCCGGGCATCATAATTTGGAAAATTCGCGGGACCTCCCCCAATAGCCTCTTGAATTTTCTTTTTTCTCATTTGATACTAAATAATTCCAGAAATATTTGCTGATGAAACTGCTGGATCTCTTTCTTCCGCAGTCACTGGTGTCGATGAACCAGCATGTGCACCATTGGTTGGAACTGTTCCATAACCTGCTGGGGCTGTGCCTAAATCTGCTGGATTTACCGAACCTTCTCCTGGACTCATTGGATTTGGAACCCATGCTGACGCTGGAAGGCCACCTGGGCCTGTTTCAACATCGGCATAACTTGGAGCGCCTGTGTAATCAAGACTGAAATTACCTACCTGCTGATTTTCTACGATCTCACCGTCGGTAAGCTTATCGTAATTTTGATTTCTAAAATCCATCATATCAACTGAAAGACCAGGTGAACCAGGAAACATAGACTGAAGGGATGCAGTGTCAGATGAACCCTTACCACGAGTGGTCGATGTAACAGTTTGAATTGTTGGATATCTATAAGAACTCATCTGAAACTCCTTTTACGAATTATTTGTTGCGAAGAAGACGTGCACGAACTGCTTTTTTGCTTTCGCTGATCTTCTTAAGTCTGTCCTGAAGAGCGCGCTCTTCAGCAACAAGCTGCTGGTATTTACGACGGAAGGTTTCCATCTTTGGAGCATGATCTTTCTTTGATTCAAGAGTGTCAGCATACTCGTCTGCATCAACTTCGGTTGGCTTATCCTCACCGATGTCTGAGCTTGACTTTGCAGCAGCTTCTAGCTGAAGCTTTCTCTTCTCTTCAAGGACAATTTGACGAAGAATCTGTGGTGTAAGTTTAATAGTTTTAGCCATGTTTTTTCTCCTGGAGCTTATGCTCTAATTTATTTATTCAGCACACTAGGGTTTTCTCTTTTCTGCGAAGGCAATATTTGCCCAATTTTGTGATCCTTCAAAAAGAAGTGGATCTAAACCAGTATCTACAATTGGATTTGCAGACGCTGGTGAATTTTTTTCTGATGTCATAGTTTCGACCAGACCACTATTGGCAGTTTCTGCAAACATTGCCGCCATGACAGGATCGTTTATAAGATTTAGAAATTGATCTGGAGATGCAGTCGTCTTTTTAGAACCTCGCTCTTTACCTCTGGGTGGTGCTCCACCCGGAAATATTTTCTCCAATGACGCCTTCGGTGGAAGAGGGGCGACAGCTTCTCTAACAACTTTTTCTGGCGTATTTCTATTTCTTACATTCTCTATAACAGTTTTAGGTGAACCCTCTATGATAATTTCAAGAAGGCACTCCTTAATGATAGCTTTTAACTCAGATCTTTTCAATTTTTTCTCCATGAAAGAACATCATTAAAAATTCTATCAATTCTATCTGCTTTTGTGAAGGTCTTTTTTAATTCGCTGCTAGAAATTTTTTTGCCTTCTGACATCATGAAAGCACCTGGTGTTGAAGGTTCTGCAACGAAATCCCAACAAATAAGCTGGAAATCGTCTTGAACTACCTGAGATTCTCCGTCTCTCTTAGTTGAACCTACACCACGAGATGAAATTCCAAGAGTCACACCTGATTCTACCAATGATTGCAAAATTTTACCCATTGGCGTATCAAGTAATTCAACCGTTCCGTAGCAAACATTTCCTTCCATGTAAGCTTCGCGAATAATATGACTTGCTCTTTCAAGCGCGACGACTGATGAATCTGGATGATCGCATTCCCCCAGAGCTCTATTTTCACGAATAAATTTCTGATAATTTCTAACTTCTCTTTCAAGAATAGAATGCGGATAAACTCTACCATTTTGGTTTAATGTTTCTGACTTTTGCAAAATTCCTTTCATTATAATTTTGCCGCCATTTTTCTCTCTGCTTTCTTTAATCATTTGCGGATTATAAGAGAAAGCAAGCCATTCTGTTAGTAATCTTTTTTCATTTGACATTGTCACTTTCCTTTGATTCTTCAATAAGCTTTATTAAAGTTAAATAACGAGAAAGATCGGACTCATTAATATTTGTCATCGGAAGCTCATTAATTTCTTTAATAACAGGATCTATTTTTTCTGTCATAACTCCGCTATTATCAAATCTTAATTTGTTCACCGTTTGAATTGCTTTAGATTTTATTTCTTCACAATGTTCTTTAATAGAATTTTTATCATTTCTTACCGAAGATTTGACAAAAGAGTTTATAAGTCTAATCTGTTCTTGACTGAGAGTATCACTATACTTTCTTACAAGTTTTTCTTGCATTAATCTAAGAGAAAGATTGGAAACTTCAGATTTATTTGGAATGCCTGATTGAGGAACCTGATTTTCCATTAAATAAGCGGCCACTTTTGATTCATAATTAATTCTATGAATATTGACGGTGGACTCATCTTTTTTTCTCCATTCATTTAATAGGACCTGAACGGTTGCAAGCTTTCTATATTCTGGTATTTTGATATCAAAAAATCCTGGAAAGTCAAGTTTTTTATTTATGCTTCTAATCAAATTACCTTTTTCGATATCCAATTTTTTTGCATCATGCAATTTAGAGGCGTCTTTTGCCTCGCCGAGCACTCTAAATGCAAAACTTTCAGTAGGCACGGTTGTTTGAATTAGCGCGTTAAAAAGCCTGAATTCTTTATATAGTTCTGTTCCTTGCTTAAAATGCTCTTTCAATATCTGCATTGCAATTTCGGCCTTGTCCTGCTTGCCTTCAAGAATGCATCTAGATGCATATCTAATAAGCTGCTCGTAAATTAGACCGACATTACGCTTTTTATTGTGATTACTCATCGTCGGACTCTCCAAAATCTAAATTAGTATCTTCACGAAGAACGGAACGAGATGTTCCTACTTTTCTATTATTTATCTTCATGTTTAGTAAATTAAGCATAGAATCAACTTCAGGCGTCTTTTTTGGTTTTTCATTAACTCCAAACATTGCCATTGACAATGATGGATCACTTTCTTCCCATATTCCTTTTACCATATTTTTTGGTCCAAATGGCTCATTAGAAGTAGATTGTGGTCTACTATCAAGAGTCATTGTAAGAAAATCTGGGATCGAGGCTTCAGAGTTGGAGGACATTTTTTGTTTCTTTTTTCTTTTTCCACCAAAAACATTTTTTGTTGCTTTGACTGGAACATCATCTTCTTTCATCACTTGACCTTCAGGAACGTCACCTGAGAACAGATCACCTAAACCTTCTTCGCCTTCACCGCCAGCTTCTCCTCCGCCGGCGTCAGGAGGCGGAGGAGACTCGCCTCCTGGTTCACCGCCAGCACTTTCGCCTTCTTCATCTCCTTCGCCGCCAGCTTCAACAGCATTATCTTCGTTCTTATCGTCAATTCTTCCTTTTTTAATTCTTTCAATTTCTTCATTAGAAAGACCAAGAATATTTTTACGAATCCACTGTCTGTCAACGGCGCCCTCAGGCGCCGAAGCCGCTATCTCGAATTTAGTTTTTATAAGCTCTAATTTCTGCAATTGAGCAACTGATGATGGATTGTTTAATGATAAATGAAAGTTTAAAAGATCATCATCAGAAAATCCGTGAGAATACAAATGAATCATTGCAAGCTTATTAAGTTCAGAAATAATAACCTTTTGTATTCTTGTAATAGTTCTAGAAAATCTAATATCTTCCTGAGCAAGTGTTGCTTTAGCGCCAATTTCCTCATCATATCCAAGATAAGCTTTTGGAATCTTTAAGGCAGCAAATAGCTTCTTCTGAATATATTGAACATCTTCAACGGCAGCGGCATTTTGACCACCTGCAAGTGTTTCGATCTTTGTGCCTGTTTCTCCACCACGAACAGGAATAAAGTAATCGTCATCAACTGCTAATGGATTGTATCTTAAATCCATTTTTCCTGTATGAGGATCAACAAGTTTATTTCTACGCAATGAGGTCTGCGCCTGTTGCATGAAATTTCCAATTTCTTCAGGAGGAACATTACCAACATCAATATAGAATATTCTTCTTTCGGGAGCACGAACAATTCTATAGACCAACATTGCGTCTTCAATTAGAATTAACTGTCTCCAAATTCTTCTTGCTGATTCTAAAACAGACGCTCCATATGGAAGGAATGCATCATTTCCAAGTAATCTAAAATGACTTACCTGCCAGTTTTCAAGAACCTTATTTCCTCTTGTTATCCAACGAAAACGAACTGCGGTTGGATCTTTTGGATCATATCCTTCCTCACGTTCAATCTCAGAAATAGGAATAGGAAAACAATTTGTGACACCATATTGAGGATCAACATCGTTAAAAGTAAAAAAATCTCCATATTTACAAAGATTTCTTACCCACATTGGTAAATTAAAATTGACATTAAGAATTTCATCAAAAAGATTTGTTAAAAGTTCTTGAATTTGCCTATTTTCAGAAAAAACATGTAAAACTCTTCCAGTGTCATCTTGCGAAGCTGTTTCTTCAGCATAAATGTCAAGCGCAGAAGCAATTTCAGGCGTTGCCTCCATTTCGGAAAAATCCGAATATCTTGACATTCTGTCATATGCACCATATGCCGAAACCGTGCTCGAATAAACATCTGAAACATTTCTGCGAAATAATTCATACGCAGATGAAGCGGTCACTTGGGATTGATTATTTTTGACTTTTCTCCTTACGACAGGCCCACTTCTAAAAAGCTTGGTTAGTCGTGAGAAAAGATTTCTCTGATCAGCCACTATCACTCCTTTTTAGCAATTATTATTTAAAATCGTTAATTGTAAAGCCACATTAGCGGCATATTTGAATTCATTCCATTTGTTCCTATTTGAGGTTCTAAATTTGGCATTGTTCTATGCATTTCACTTACAATAGCAGCTATTTCTGATTGCTGCTTTTTAGGTGCAGAAGAATTTACGCTAAAACCTTTTAACATCTCCAAATAAATGTTGGAGTTTGATTTCTTTTCTCCAATTGCCTCTAGCGGGTCGTACAACGATGTTCCAATTCCTAACGCCATTACAAGGTCGTCATTAAAACCTTTTTGCGCTCGAGGAACATCACCAAACCAAACGAAAGTTCTAAGTTCATCGAGTAGCCTTGATGAATAAACTTTTACTGACATGGTTCTTAAAAATTCTTCTAGTTTGGTTAAAGCTGCTGATCTAGAAGGGCCCGATGTTGTAAATCCAAATTTCGAAACAGGTATATCAGTGGCATATTGATATCTTCTATCGTTAAGGAAGATATTTGGATATCCTAAGTCTCTAAGCTTAGTAATCGTAGAATATCCATATGTGTTATTTTCAGGACATAGAAGAGCCTTATTGTACTTTAAACCTATATCGTTTAATAAAATTCCAAACTGATCTGGTGGTAGCTTGCCTTTAAATTCGCAAACCTGCTCAGAGGTTGTTGTATCTATAACATGAAAAGCAGAAAAATCCTTGGCATCGCCTCGGGCAACGTCTGCAGACACAACATATTTGTGATCTGGAAGTGGGTATTTCCACGTCCAGATAGCGGCTTCAGGGCCTGATTTTTCTATTGGAGATCTTGTTTGTATTCTTAATCTTTCAAGATCTTCAACATTTAGAAATGTGTCACCTGATGAAGCGAAGTCGCAAAGAAGCTCTTGAGCAATTTGTTTTTTAGACATTTGTCTTGCTTCTTTTTCAAACCATTCTCTATCTCTTTCAGGATGAACATCCCACATTAATTTAATTGGATTTAAATCTGAAACTCCATTTTCTGCGTCTACCCACAATTTATGATATTGGTTACCAACACCGTTAGGAGTACTCAAAATAATGGCAGAACCACCTGTAGATAGAGTTGGATAAAGACCTGTCCAAATTTCTTCAAAGTTGCGAATAAAAGCGGCCTCGTCGATAATAAGAAGAGACAATGCCTCAGAACGACCTGCATCTTCCGAAGTTGGAATTGCTTTAATAGTTGAACCATTTGAAAATTCAATCGAAGTCTTCGTATCACCAACTATTTTTGGAATGACTAACCAAGGTGGTAATGCGTTAAGCATGACTTTTACTTTTTTAATAAAGTTAGCTGCTGTCGCCAATTTAGTAGCAATAACAAGAATGTTCTTTTCTTTATAAAAGATTGCTCGCCATACTGCAAAAGCAGCTGAAACTGTTGAAAGTCCCAACTGCCTACTTTTAAGAACGATATTAAATCTATGTTTTATAAAGGCGCTTATACATTCATCTTGGAACGGGTATGTCTTAAATGGAATAAGACCTTTTCTAGGATGCGCAATTTTAGCATACTTATTTATGAAATAAGTTGGATTCTTTCCACATTTTACTATTTCATTTACTTGCGCATTTCTAGAAATCATTAAGAAACCGTTGTCAATAAATGAAATCTATAATAAGCTGTCTTTTTTGGATTGTAGTAATTTGCTGCAATAATTTCTACGTTGTCGGATTCTCTAACTATTTTAATTTTAAGACTTTTTCCTGCAAGTGTTTTAAATTCAGACTTAATTTTATTGACTGCTTCTTTCATCATAGATTTTGCTCTTTCACGTTCACGATCGGTTTGATTTCTAAGAGTAAAATCATTTGCATACTGAATAACAGAAGTATAAGTTATTTCTACCTGCTCTTCATTCAAGATTTTTGAAGTAATAGAGGTTGTGCCGTCTTTAGAACCTTTACAGCAGTCCAAGGCTTGACCAAGTGCGTTAAAATTCATAATGTCTCCGTTTTAGTAATTATTACTATCTAAGCAAGATTTGCCTATCTGCTATTTTTTCTTCAATTTGTTTTAAAGAAGGACGCCAGCCATTTTTCCATTTTTCTTGATTGGTTTCAAAAAAACACATCTCACAATTTCTACAACAGTCACATCTATCGTAAGCCTCAGTGTCCTCCAGGGTAGACATAACTATGCTGCAAATATTGCAAAATGCAGGATACTCAGGAGAACTATTATTCACTATCTGATACTGAATCTGCGGAGACAACATACGAATCTTGACCTCTATTTGTAATTTCTATAAATCCATCGACAGCGTCCTTGACGGCATCAACATGTGATATGACAATAACAGTTTTGAAAAATCTCTTTAAAGATCTTAGCAATCTATTGCATGCTTCAATATTTTGTTCATCTAATGCACCAAATCCTTCATCGATAATGATGATATCAGATTTAGGCAGAGATGAGACGTTGATCAAGGCAACTCTAATCGCAAGTGCGGATAGCATTTTTTCCATGCCGGAACCTAATTCAATAGGTCTCTTTGAATCACCATAATCAATGAAAATATCCAAATCGGAGCATTCTTCGTCAGTTTCAAATGAAACTGTAAAACCAGCAACCCCTTGAAGAATCTTTGAAATTTCGTTATTAATTCTTGGAAGTTCTTTCTTTACAATGGTCATTGGAATTCCGTCCTTATTGTAAACGGACGCCAATGTATTATAAAAATTCCAGGATGCGCTTATTGAATTAAATCTTTTTTCTTCAGTGTTTAGATTGTTAATCTTTTCTTTAGTTACTGCCAGATTACTCTTTTGGGTAACCAAACTAGAATTAAGAGATCTAATTTTTTGAGAAATCTCATCTAGTTTTCTACGCTTGCTAGACATTATTTCTACTTCGTCAGAATCAGACATGTTCATCTTCGCATTTTCAAGCTCAAGATTAAGTTTGACAAGATCTTCAGAATATTTCTGAATATTGTTTTTTGCAAGATTAATGTTGGATTCTATTCTTAGAATGTCGCTATTCAAAACTTTTTCTTTAGAAAGAGCAGCGTTATATTTCCTAATCATTTCTTTGATTTCGTCAATGTCAATTTCTGACATTTCTGAATTCATTTGTTTGATTTGTGATTTTAACTCCTGAATAGTTTTTCTTTGCTCATCAATAAGCTTTTTATCTCTGATAGAATCTTTTATGAATTTACATGATGGAAATTGTTCTCCACATGGAACATCATTAAGTTTTGCTATCGATTTTTCTTGATTTTTAAGAATGTCGTTTTCTTTTTCAAGAGCATACCCAGCTTTGACGCTATTTTTTTCAAGGAGTTCAAATTCCTGAACCTTTTGTTCATTTTCTTTAATCGGAAAATTTTCCTTTAAAAACTTGATCGAAGACGATTTTTTCGTAGTGTCTTTAAGAGAAATATCCAATTCTTCAAGAATTTTGTTTTGTTTATTTAGACTATTCTTAATATCTATGATCTTTCTTTCGATTTCTTTAATGTCTGATGCTGAAAAATGTTTGGTGGCATTTCCGCCATGATCTCGAATCCAAATTTCAATTTGCTCCTTTAGCGAGGTGCTATCTTTAATTTCTTGCTCGATTTTAAAAATCTCGCTATCGATATTGATAATTGAATTTTCATAAGACTCTCGCTGAAGTCTAAAATTAATATTTGGCATCGTTTTAAGAGCACTCTTAAACGACGAAGCTTCTTCCTTTAACTTAACATGAATAGAATCAAGAACCTGAAGATCTAGAAACTTAGAAAGAAGAAGTTTTCTTGCTGATGCCTTTAGTCGAATAAAATTATTCATTTCTCCTTGAGCGGCAAAGGATGTCAACAAGAAATCTTCTGAGGTTCCGATCAATTTTCTTAGCAGTCTTTCAGACTCACGACGTTGCTCACCTGATAAATCGGATTGAGTATCACCTGATTCGTTAAGCTGAAACAGGTTTAATTGAGTAGACGCAGACACTTGTCCTTTTTTGTTAGAATGCTTTATGGTTTGTCTTTCAACCTTGTAAGGAACACCAGCTACACTAAATTCAACTGCGGCTTGACAATATCCTTTTCTTGTATTGACAATGTGAAGATTGCTAATGCTTCCTCTGTCTGTGTCGTTAAACAAAGAATACATTAAAGTACCAGGAATCGAAGATTTTCCGATTCTATTGACTCCAAAAAGACCGATTATACCAGATAAGGCGTTAAAATTAATTTCATTGCCTTTGCCATAACCAAAGGTGTTATCCCACGACATTTTAGAAATTGACCACTTTTGATTTCTTACAGTATCGTCCTCTTCAATAGAGGACAAAATCGTTTTAATAGTGTCAACTCCATTTTTTAATTCATCAGGATTGTCTTTAAAAATAGGGGCCAAAAACTCACGATGAGTTTCAGGATCTCTTAGGCTTTTTCTATTAATATCAACATCTGATGTTATAGTCGATTTGTCATTTTCAGTATCCCATTTCCACACTATTTCATGAGACTTCATTTCATCTTTTAAGAATGATGAAATTTGCTTAATTTCGTCCTGGGCAAGCATTTTATCTGAAGAGATACGAAATCTTGCACCAACCAACTTTTTGTTAATTGATGCAATCGTTGAATCAACACCTGACCAATTAATGGTGACAAATGGATGAGGATTTTTCAAAATCACTCTTTCAACGTCAAAATCATCTTTGCTTCTAATCGACCAAACAAGATAGCCTTTAACAGGATGCTCCCCATAATTTTGCTGAATTGTGGAGCCAGGGTACGCAAATCTATTTTCGCTATCTAAAAATTGCTGCTTATGAATATCACCGAAAAGACCGAAATGGCAACCTTTAAAAAGAGAAAGATCGACTTCACCTTCCGTTGGAAAATCAGCGTCTGTTAAAGAACCTCTAACGGCACCATGAAAAACAGATATAACAATTTCACCTTCGGTAGTTACGTCTTTCCAACCTTCCTCATCAAAGCAAGAAAAATTGGCAATTCTAACTCCTGGCATGTGAGTTTCATAATTTCCACTTTTCTTAAACAATTTTAGTCGAGGATTACCAATAGCGGAAACAATTGGAGTAATTGCATCCTGCCTATCCGAATTATGAATTAATCCATCGTGATTGCCAAGAAAAATATAGGTTGGAGCAATCGCAGCCATTTGATTAAACCACCAAGTAAGAATCTCGATGATTTCTGGGGAGATGCCTTGTGTTTTTGTATGAACTATGTCGCCAGATATGAAGATGGCGTCAAGATTGCTTTGACGCATTTTCTCAAATGCCTGCTTAAAAACAGAAACATATTCATCATGACGAGTAAGCCCACGAAAATGGACGTCAGCAAAATGTGCAATTTTATATTGTTTCAAAGTAGTGATCCTGATTTGATATTTTTGATCATGTATAAAATCCTATCATTTGGCTCCCATTCTTTAGCGTTATTTCTTGCATCAAGAATTTCATTTTGAGGCATTTCGCCAACATCTTTATAGGCGCCTGTATTAAGAAATTTAACACAAACTCCGTGATTGAATAACATTTTTGCAATATTATGTGCTTTTTTCTGAACATCGTTATCTAAAGAAAGAATAATGGGAGTTTTATTTCCAACGATTCGCTGGAAAATTGCATGTGAAGGAGTCATGCTTGAACCAAGAAGGCATGTCGTATTTCCACCAGCAGCTATCATGTCAAAAGGACCTTCAACTATCATTAATTCTTTATTCCAATCAATATCTATTTCATTAAAAATTACGTCGACTCTTTCTACAGTCGGATTATAATACTTTACCGTGTCATTATCGATTGACCTTGCAGTCCAATAATTTAATTTTCCACAAGCGTCATATGATGTAATCACGGCCCGACGGCGACATTTGCCTTTTAACGATGTTCCAATCCTGTATCTCCAGATTAAATCTTCACCTATTCCTCTTTCTTCTAAGTATCTAAGTACAGCACGATAATCAGGATCAGATTTTTCATCAATTAATGGAATAAAACCATTTGGAAGAGCAAGAACCTCTTCTTTCTCAGGTTCATCAATAAATTTTTTCTGTTCTTCTGAACCAAAAAGTCTGATCCATTCTCCCCGACTTCCTTTTGCACCGTGTTTTGACAAAAGGCTTGTGATGGATCTTCCTCTAATTCCACAAACAAAACAATGCCAAAGCTCATCATCGAGTTTAACCATGAGCTTTTTCTTTTCTTTATGCTGACATTTGGGACATTTGAACGCCGCGTTTGATCCATCGCGTGCTAAATGACCTTTGCCAAAGGAATTAGAGAGAAATTTTAATCTTTCGGCGATGTCTATCATAAGCCATTATATGCTTATGCTTATAAGGTTTTCAAACCCGCTGTGACTAGAAGAAAAGCATCTGCGGCATCTTCACTGCCATGAACAAGTTCAGTTTGTCCCTTTCTTTTTCCAACCTTTACTATTCTTGTTTTCCATGCCGAATCAGGAGTTCTTGTTCTAGCCCAAGCGACAACATGGACTTTAGCATTTTCTCCTTTAGGAACTTTTAAACCGACTTTGCTTCTTGCAGTTTTTACCATGATAGAAACAGGTTGAATTCCCCAAAGCTTCCAACAAATTTGACAGACGACAGCGTTGAATTTTGCCAAAGTCACGATGACGCCTGCCGATGACATTCCAGAACGAAAGCCAAGAACATGCTCTTCGACAAAAATTCCTTTTGGAACAGGTAGTTCTCGAAGTCCGTTTTCTATTGCATCTGCTTTTTCATAGAAATTTTTACAGTCAGATAGATCAAACCATCCCATATTGTAAAAATTACCTGAAGAATCTATAAGTGACCAGCCTGTGCATGAAGTAGAAATATCTAATCCAAGATATAGATCAGAAGTCAAATTTTGTCCTGATGATAAATTTGTCTGATGTTCTTTTTGGAATTGATTGTGCAAGGTCTGCTCGTCCGACGATGTTAAAGTTTTCATCATGTAAATTTACCCGATTGATGTAAACGAAATTTTCTTTACTCTCATTAGCATAATCAGATGCAGTAAGAGGTAAATAGTTTGGCATCGAACTTGAATTAATTTTATAAGCAGGAACTGAAATATTCGCAGTAAGAGTATGAACAGGTTTTTCACCTTGAAAATTCATACTAAACGAATCTTTTCCAAATAGATCTCCAAAATAAGGCGCCGTTATAACCGCTAAACCTTCTTCATAAATGAGAGATCCAACCGCGTTCCATTTCGCATGTGTGGTGGTTGCGTCTGCTCTATAAAGCCCGCCCATTCCGTTATCTTTTAATGTGAAAGACAAAAGACCATTAGAACCGGTAAAATTCGAATCCGTGATAGAAAATGTTTCAGGATGAATTTTGCTTCCATAATACAGATTTGAAATGTCAAAAATCGAAACAAGGTTTGAAGAAGGATCTCTTGTTCCACTTTGAATATACGAAAAACCATGAGCAGGAAAATCACCGTCTAAATTATCTGGAGACAAATAGGCAGATGACCAGTCTGGAGAATCGCTACTTGTTATTTTAGTCACAATATTCGATAAATCAACTCTGCTATTCGTAAAAATAAAATATGGAGTTTCGGATGATGTTGAAAGCAAAGTAAAATCTGGAGTAAATTTTCCATTGTCGCAAGGCAGAATTAGTAAATTCTTTTTAATCGATTTTGTATCATTAAAAAGATAATCATTTGCAGTCATTCCTGAAGTAGGGGTTCCTGATTGCAAAGACGATGTCATGTTTATTAGTCTTGGAAAATACCCGGTAATATGATCTCTTAAATGATTTTCAGCATTTATTAAATGTCCGTTTGAATTAAACGCCATTTGTGTGTTTACAGGAGTGTCTATCATAATTGCGCTAAATGACAAAAATGGAGAATATAAAATATTTCTATCTACTGATTCGTGAGTGAAATGAGGTCCTAAATAGAATTTAAGATTTTCATCCTTGCCAGGAGATTGTGAGGCTCCTGATCTAATTAGAGAAATATCTCTAAATTCATTCCATATACGAATTTCATGAAGCTCGGCTCCTAACTGATCCTTCATAACAAACGAAGGATAATTTTCTATTGAAGAAAAAACATCAGAAAATCCTTCATTTAAAACGTCTACGCTTTTAAATAGTCCTTCTATTTTATTCGAACCCGCATTTTCTCCATCATAAAAATTTCCGATAAAAAGAGCATTGGAATCGTCGCTATAATTCAATGAACTTGAAGGAATAGAAAAATCACCTGAAGCTATTCCATCAATAAAGAAAGATCCACTTCCAAAATTAGATGCTGTTCCTCCCCATCTAATAGCGACATGATGCCACCCATTAAAAGTGATGTCATCACTACTTGTGAATATTAGATCATTTGGATATGAAAGATTACTAAAATCAACGCTAGATGGTGAAGTTTCGCTACTATGACTTAATTGCAACTGAATTTTAAATGAGTCAGGTTTACCTTCAGGATTTAACTGGCTTCCGCTAATAATAGAAATAGCGAACGATGATGACATGTGCAAAATTGTGCCAGCATTATACGAACCCGCAGTTCGCATTGTTGGCTTAATGTAAAATTCAAATGTAAAAGCGTCGTTAGGGGCAAGCTTCAAATTTGGACTTGGATAGGCAAGCGCGGCATCACTTGAAAAACCAGATCCACTAACGAAGTTTAATGAAAGATAGTTAAAGTTACCCCAGAATGCACACGAGGGATACGCAGAAGCGTAGAAGGGGTATAAAATGGATTTTATTACGCCTTTTCTCCTGGTGTCTTTATTTAACTCTGGCGATGGTACAAAGCGTACTACCTTGACTTCTTTTGATGAACGAGGAGATGATGATAAAGAATTCACACTATCGATATAATTCAAAACCCCAACCGAAATATCAGTTGCAGTCGAGTTTATTTCATCATAAAGTGATCCACTAGAGTCGGAAAAAATGTAATTATCTTTTGATGAATTTTTTTCGACTACGCTGGCCTGAGGATACACTTTTATGGTACCTGTCAAGCCAGAAGATGATGATGAAAATTCTCTATGAGGTCTTGCAATGAATGTATAATTCTCAAAAAGTCCTGGTCCTACTTTAACAAGGGACATAAAAACCCCCTTAGAAGTCCAATCGGACTCTTATTGTTAAATCCTGAGTTTCATCTTTAAGAATTGGTCTTGAAAATTTTGCAACAGCGAGCAATCTGTTTTGATTGTCATATAGTCCAATTCCAGTTGGGCAGGTAAAAGGTCTTGCCGAATCACCTGTCTGATTTTCCATTACAACAAGATTGTTTGTTTCATCAAAGTATGTTGGATTATTTGAATAATTGAACTCGTCAGAGGTGGCTCTACAAAATAGAAGCATTGAATTTACATTTGTTTGATTCTGAAATGTAATGCCTGTTAAAGATCCTGACTGAATTCTTGTTGACGCAAAGTAATTCACAAGATCATCCATAGACGCTGACACCATAAGATCGGGAATCAATACTGCGTTAGGATTACAACCATCAAGAGACGATCCAATAACAGTCTGATTTGTTAAGGCGGGTGATGTTGATCCTGTCACAGCTGAAATCGTTCCAGACATATGCTGACTTGCAAAGCAGATTTTCTTTAAATCAAGAACCGCAATACCTGCATCGTACCAAATAAGGCCAACTGAATTATCTGTATTTGCTGAATCTACAAGTGTGCCTACTGTTCCACCTGGTCGGGTAGCAAGGTTGGAAGACAATGTTGAGTCTGTAAAAACTGCGCTACCTGAAGGTGAAGTGATGTCTAGATTACTGCCTGTATAGCCATTGACTATGCTAGTGTGAAATCCGCTGGCTCCGTCAAATGCTCCGGTTGTATAAAATCTCATTGCGAAGCTATTTCTACGAATTCCGTCTCTAACAAAAAGTCTCTTAAATGAAAGGAATAGCGCGTCGTCTATTCTTGCAGTTTCGGTATTTTCATTAATTGGAGAAAAGAATGATGATTCAGTATCACCAAGAAGTTTGCCTGCAAACATTCTATACATATCTACCTTCTCTCTCATCATCATTGAAGATGATGAATAGAGATACTTTCCTCCGTCCGTAATACCGGTTGAAGCGCTGAGGTTTGTAGAACCGCTCCAATATAATCCAACTGTCATATCAAACATTGGATTTGCTACCTGCAAACTATAATCTTGATCATATACAGTTTGAAATAAGGACGATGTTACCGCGTATGTTTGATTAGAATCAGATGATGCAGTGACAAAAATAGAGTACTGTTTTCTTGTAGATGAGCCAGAAATATCCTGTTGCACTATATCTACAAGTTGCGAAAGACTGGTTGTGGTTGTCTTAACATCACTTGCGACATCAAGATCTTTGAAAGAAGTTGCCATAAATTATTCCTATTTTGTAATGCTTACGAATAGATCGGTTGTAATACCAGTTGTTTCACCAACTATTTTTACAGGAGTTACAATTGTTGTTCCATCACCGTAAGTAGTAAAATCTGTACTCGTACTTGAAATAACAGTTCTTAATGTGAAATCTCTGGTCACGGTTGTGCCATTTGTTGATGAAACAGTTGGGAGCAAATACGCGCTAACATTATTTGGAAGTCTATGATCAGCATTGGCATCTGTTATTCTTAAAAATCTACTATTCAAATAGATGTAGAAGTATGTCTCAACAAGATCGGCTGGAATAACTGAGCTATCCTGCATTCCTTGTGTAATCGTCACCTTAGATGTGGTAACATTGCTTACTGTAGATATTGATGTTGTTTGACCTGTGCTTAATGAAAGATAAGGATACATGGTCAATGCCTGTGCTGTTAAGCTCACACAGTTGTATTTGATAGCAATTCCACCCTGCGTTTGGGCTTCAAAAATAGGCGTGTTTTTTAGAATTTTTTCTTTTCCGACGGTAAGACCATATCGTGAAACCATTCCATAATCTACTTCATCATCGGTTAAAGCAAATTTACGAATAGAAAAACTTCCATTGTTTGCTGCCAATAACTGGCGACCGAGATCGGTTAAAACAGCATCTACGACTATGTTCGAAGATGAATTATCAAGAAAGCCCATATTACTCCTTTAGTCTTAATACAAATTAGACTTATTCTGATGATCGTAAATCAATTATTGAAATTGGGATGGAAATTTGTTCCGCTCTAGTTGTATCTATGATGCTCATATAGTAAGTTGCATTCTTTTTAAGAAATTCTAAATCACTTCCATCAGAATTTGTAACTTTCAAATATTCAGGATCGAATGTTATTGAAATTTTCTTAATTCCACTTCTTGTTACCGAGTCCAAAGTAAGCGTGCCAGGTAAATCGACATAAATATTCGGATAAGGACGAGGTGCTCCAGAATCGCTAATACACTTAACTGACAAAGCGTTTATCTGCTTATTAAAAGTTACTTGATGTTGGGCAGAATAATTTGAAACAAATCCATGCGCGTCTACCGATGCAACAGCGTAGATAAAATCAGATGACTTTCTAAAATCATAATCTATATGCCTTCTAACAACAGTTGTTGACTTTGAAATATTAACAGGCAAAGGCTCTTCATTTCTTTCAATTTTTATTTCACTTTGATCAAAATCATATTCTTTTAATAGCATGAATGGTTCAAGAAGAGAACTTCTTCTAAAAACCTGAATTCTTGTAATATCTTCCTGTCTATTAAATGGCATACTCCAGCTTATAGATAATTCATTTTTTGAATGATCATACCTAAATCTTAGGTCCTCTGGTGGAGGTGGTGGAGTCTTTTCTTCTACTGTTATAGAGACCATGTTTGAAGGTGAAGAAGAAATTAGAACTTGACCTGCTACATAATCGTATCTATCATATAGCATCATTGGAACTTCACTGACATAAACTGCACGAACTGAGTAGGAATATCTTTTTCCGTAAGTCACAGTTTCGTCTTTGTAAGTAAAATTCCCAGGCTCTAAAATAACAAGCGGAGAAATTAATTCTCTTTCGCCATTTGATTTTTCCTCTATTCTATCGATGATATAACATACAAGCTTTTTAAAAGATGGATCAAATTCTCTTTCTTCAAATGTAACGGGTTTTGCGATGGGAGTAAATTCTTCGCTTTTAATATTGGGAGAAATTCTTTTTGCTTCATTTTGTCTTTCTTCAAGAGAATTCGCGACTAACCCGTGTGAAACCATTATTCTAGAGGATGAAATTTCCGAAGAATGAAAAAGATCAGAAACTATCTTGTCATTAACTATAGAATTGATAGGAAATCCTGTTACAGATTTAAACTTTTCTATTTCTAAATTACCTGTTGTGTTAAAAAAATTAAATCCAACCAAATTACTATTTACCGATAAAGCCTGTAATGCATTTGCGTCGATAGAATCACTTAGCTGTTTTGATAATTTCTCTGCTTTATCAGTTGCGTTTCCTGTTATTTTTCTAATTCTGCAAGATCTGTTTATTGAATCAAAGATTCTTGCCAACATGCCTGTATCTTGAGAAGAAATGAATGTATTTGAAGATTGAGAAAAATCTTCAGATCCATGAAATAGATTTGAAAAATCCTTGAAAGTCGAATCAGTGCTACCTGAATAAGCATGTTTGAATTCTAATTCAACTATGCAAGAACTGGAAGGGTTTGAAACTTCCCCTTTTTCATATTTGAAGTATCTAAATTTCGCTACAAGATTAGAAGGAGACAAATACGAAGTATGTGATATTACATTGCTAAAATTCGAATTTTTATTCATTTCATTTCTACCTTAATTGAAAGCAAGGACGTGTCTAAACCATTTAAATCTACAGGAATACAATAAATTTTTTCAAATATTCCTGGATTGATACTCTCTTTATACATCCATTCCGACGTAAAAATACCAGAAGATATGAATTTTAATAAAAGCGAATAATCAGATGGCGTAATCAGGTTAGACGATTCTCCATCAAGTTTAGAAAATGGAACCGGTGAATATGTTCCATCACTATTTGCAGTTAAAAAATTGTTGGCAGTTAATCCTCTTCGCGGTATTATATCACCATCTAGTCCAGCAATTATAGTTAGCAAATCATTAGCTTTTTTGCTTGTTATCTTTGGTAGTCCTTGACCAATTAGATTAGACGTAAAATCAAAGCCACACAACGTTGTTATTGAATTTTTTATTATAGCATCTAACGTATGAGAATCAATAATGTCGGAATATTCATCAATTTCATTTGTCGTGCTATTTGAATTTAAGTTATTTAATGCTATAAAGTTTAAACATTCTTCATAAGTGTTAACTATCCACTTTCCTGACTGTAAATCAAAACATGATATTTCTATAGAGTTGGATTTAGAAATGTCAGTTATTCCGCTATCAGGTATATCTGAAATTATTTTCACGCTTATTAATGGATGAAATCTACCCAACGATGAATTTAATTCAGTTAAATCTAAAGACTTAAAAGAATTTTCTATTAATCTTGCGTCTAAAACAAATTTTAGAATATTTTTAGGTTCATCATTTTCATTTATAAACACGAAATTATTGTCGACAATAGAGGTCGATCTTCTACAACCGTCTGTAAATCCAGATGGTAGCCCAACTATTATTAGACCATTTTTAGACAGATTTTTATAAAACCAGCGTGCAGCTGAAATATTGGTTTTGTTTAAAGAAATAGGCGACCAGATAGAAAAATTGTTATTAAACTTCGACCCTATGTTTGCTGAAATTTCCGGTGTTATATTCGAAAATATTTCTGGAATATAACCCAACTCATCAACTTTTGATTTTGTGGTTGTAATTGAATTTTTTAAATTTGCCAAACTTTGAAAAATTAAATCCATAGCTATTTTTAAAATAGAATAAGATGACCTTGCTTCTACATGAAATCCATAAGAAAATTTAATTGCTTCTGTTAACGTTCTTTTATTAAAATTCATGTATTCGAATGATGATAATTCTTTTAAATCTCTAACCGTTATACACTTTTTCAAAAATCTAAGATGATTAAAGCTCTTATCATCAAAATCCAAATATCTAGTGGTAACAGACTCAGTCAAATTTCCATTTACAGCCTTGTCAAATATTTCTTGAAGCTGCTCTGCCGTATATTTCGTTTCGTCTATGCTATCAAGACTGACGTCTCTTTCATAATTACTTACTTTTATTGAGTAACCAATTTTAATTCTATCAAAAAAGAGCGCAAGGCATTCCACGATAGCATCATAAACAACCCTCTTATGCAATTTCTTGTTGCCAATAACGAACTCGTTGTTGACTATAACATCGTCTGCAGATTTACCTGACATTGTTTCAAAAATAGAAATTATGCTTTTATAGATAACATCGATCTCTGCTATAGCGGTCTTACCATACGTGGAATCTTTAAATTCTTTTAATCTATTTACAAAATAGTTATCAGAAACTAATTGTTTTTCTCCAAAAAATGATTCAAAAATAACCTGAGGAACTGCTCGATTTAAAATCGAAGAATTTGAATCGCAATAAGGTGTATTTTCATAATCTTCATAAAACAATTTGTCAAGTGTTTGACCTGTACCAGCACCTAAATCAAGAAGTCTCATAACTTTTTCTCCATAGTCAAGACCTTCTTGAGTAAAATTCATCTTCCTATTTTCGTTTTCATAAATAGCATTGTAATTTATTCCTGATTGTTCAAACGTTGCATTTTGTGAGACGTTTACCCCACTTTTCACGGTGTATGTCTGTGAACCTGATATATCACTGGTTACTTCAGTTTTTGAATTAGAAACAGTTTCAAATTTTCCATCATCTGATTTTGAAAAATAGAAATCTTCATCCAAAATTGATGTTAAAATAATGCCTCTTAGAAAATCAGAAAATCCTGATACAGTTTTTTGATCACTGCTCTTTTTGTAAAGAGAAAAAAGAATTAAAATAGCGTCTATTATTTCATTTTTATTCAAATCTGGATTTAGATTCCCTGTCTCTGTAAATGATGTAGAAAATGAATCTATAATCGCTCTTAAAACTATAATAAGAATGTTAAAACTGGTGCAATTATTTGAATCTAATAAACCACTATTTTTTCTACTATTAATGTTTGAAAATATTTCATTTAGAGCAATTTCAAACTCGTCAATTTTTTTAGTGTCAAGAGCAGCAACAGCAGGATTGATTATTCCTGTTTTATGAGATTTGGTAATAATAGATGAGTTATCAATAGAAGTTATGCCATTAGTCCCAATTAGATCTTGCGATTCAAAAATATTGCAATCATTATATTGTGTTTTTATCTTAGACGCATTAGAATCAATGAAAGTGTCGGTAAAAATCTTTGACAAGAATTGACATAAAATCGCTATTTGCATCTCTTCAGAAATAGCTTCATTATTTCTTATGTCTCTAAATGCACCTGCAATTATTCCATTTTTTATTGCGTAATTTTCAAATTCTTTATAGTAAGTATTTTTTGAATTACGAAGAGCGTCCATTGCAGAGGTTGTAATGAATGTTGATGATGCTTTCGATATAAAAAATGAATCGTCAAATGGCATTTCAAATAAGCTTTGAAACGTTTGATAAAAAGATTTAGATTTACTCTTTATTTGCAAAGAGTTTTCATATCTAACGAAGTCAAGATTTTTAGATAAATCTTCAGACGCAAAAGTAATATTTTGTATAGCTTCAATCAAATCTTTGCATTTTATTTCATCTAACGCAGCAAGTCCTTCTAAATTTGAAACCACACCTGACACCGTGGCGTCGTTTTTAATGTATGATTTAATAAAATCATAATCCTCGACCAACAATTTTTCTTCTAAATCTAAAACAGCAAGATTTTCTTCTATTTCATTTTCTTCTAATGAACTTGGAAAATCTATTTTTGAAATTATTGAAATTCTTTCGGGACTTAATCCATAGTCTCTAAGAATAGAAAAACTTGATGATGAAATTCTAGAAATAGATCCATCCAAACTAAGATTTGGCATCATTCTAGACTCAAATTTCGTTATTCCAATAGAGTCTTTTGAAAAATAGGAATCACCTTGTGAAATAACATCAGGAACTTCTTCAACTGGTTTATTTATTACAGGCAAAGAGCCTATTAAAGGCTGGGACGCTGTGACGGGTAAAGGTTGAATAGAAAAATTTGTTTTTGCTATGGCTCTTTTAATAGGCATTGTGTTCCTTAGAATTTTTTCGACGTTACTTTTGTGACATATTGGCTACTTTGCACCAAATTTGTTATGGCTGAATTAGATGTAATTCGACTCACATCATTTGTTAATTTGTCGTAATCAGTTTCATTAATCACGTAATTTTGTTCAGCTTTTTTAACTATGATTCTTCTAGAAATAATGTCTTTGGCATAATCATTTCTAACGTTTATTCTGCCACGAGTAACGTTTATTTTTTCAACTTTAAAATGAAGTTTATTCCTTATTCCTTCTTGCGTTTCTAGTTGCAAATCTATATCTTGGAACGAATCTCCATAAAATTCAAAATTAACCTCACTTTGTTGATTAAAACTATTTAAAAATACAGATGGCAATGAGCTTCTTTTTTCGAATGTCAGGCTTTTTTCATCTCCTACATTAAAATTCGTAAAAACAGGTCTGACTGTATATGTCACTTTCCCCAAAGATTTTGGAATATCAGTGTTTTTATCTTCGAATCTATTCACGTTAGGTGTACAGCCTAATAATCTCTCGATGCCAAGAAGTTCAGATCTAGCATAAATTCTAAAATGATCTATCTTATTAGAATCCCCGTCTACCTGCCATTTAATGATATTCGTTTTCCATGGAGTTTTTATAATATTTATCGCCGATATTCTTGCAATATTTTCGCTAGACTGGGGATTTGAATAAACCGTCTTTATAGAATGTGGATAAGATGAGTATGAAAAAATATCTTTCGAAGAAGAAAAAACGCTTTCTTTTGGAATATGAATTTGATGAATTACATAAGCGGTGCCAAAATTAGAATCGTACTTTAAATTTTCAAATTTAATATCTGCATTTAGCAATTTGCATTCAGAAAAATACTGCGATCCATCATACATAGAAATAGATTCTACACATAAAACAGAAAGATTCGAACCAGATTTCTTAGCTGTTATAGTTGAATTATCATCGAAAGATTGTAGAAATATCTGTGAATCGAATTTCTTATTTATTCTATTGAAAATTAGATTATTGCTAGTTTGTTTTCCATCATATTCTATTTTTATTTCATAATTTGATGAAGATTCCAAAAAATTTGGAATTACGATTGATTTAACACCATTAGAATTTTGATAATTAGAATACTTCGTAATTCCTGTTAAAAGATTTACTGCTACAGCTCTTAGCAATGAAACATTTAATGGCACTCTTTTTACATAAAAGTTGTTTTCATCGTAGTAAAAAGGAATATTCGTATTTTCGATACTTGTAGAAATATCTCCTTGAACGAAATTATAAGCCTGAAGTTTTGAATTTGCGTCCTTGACAAGAGATCTTTTAATAAAGAAAGTTGGATCATCAACCTGAACAACTTTATTTTCCCACAAACTATCTTCAAATTCTAAATAATCACTAAAAGTCCTGGCGTAGTTCTTTGTAAGAGTCGTTAATCCTCTAGAATCATTTGCTGATAATCCGAGTTTGTATATTTCATAAAACGAAGACGCATCAAATTTCATTTCAACAAAATCAATTAATTTTAAATCAGGACTAATATAAGAAACTTCTAAGGCATTTATGTCGAGGAAATTATTTAAAAACATATCAAAACTAAAATCTATGAAATTAAATGACGATAGAATGGTTTGAGTTATAGTTTCTTGCGTCGAATTTCCTGTCAAATATTCGGCAGGGGCTAAAAGTTTCCCAAAACCAGGATCTTCTTTGTCATAAAAGACCTGATTATAAAAATCTGTTGTTTCATGCTTCTTTATCGAAAGAATTTCTGGTGGATTTTCTTTGTCTTTAATTTCTTCATATGTAAAAGCATTTTTTTCAATGCTCCCTTCAGACTGTATTTTTCTAAATGAAATAGAGCTACTCGAATTTTTCTCAATAGCTATATTGTCAAATAAAATACTTTTTTCTAAAGAAAAATTTCCCAATGAAGGACTATTGTTTGGTCCACTTTTTAATTGAAGATAAACCTTGCCAAGTTTCGCATCATTTATTTTAATAGAGTCGTAAAAAACTCTAAATTTTATTTTTACTATTTTCGTAAGATTATCAAGGCTAAAATCAACAACGGGCATTTCTTCCAAACGAAGAATATCACTAGTTTTTGAATATATCGCTCTCATTCTATCACCATGTCAAACATATTAACAAAAACGGGATTTCCATTTCCATCATCGTACGTTTTTCCAACGAAGTATAAAGTCCTTGTTCTACCTGTTGCACTTGTCTTTGTCAATTGATCGTATTTTATAACATCTAATTTCTCTATTCTGTTAGATGAACTTTCAAAAAATTGAATTCCAAGTTCATTGTACTCCGTATTCTTAGAAAAGGTAATTTCTTTTGTTTCTAAAGAATCGATAATAGACAATATCTGTTGCTCGGTAAGCATGTCTTCACGAACATTTGCGTAATTACCAAGAGAGACTTCATTTCCAATCGAGGTTATTGTTCTTTGAACAGGCGGCAAATATTGAAATTGAAGCAATTTCCCAAATCTTCTATCAGCAAAAAGATTTTCTATATCTTCTATACTTGATTCTGCAGGTTCTCCATTAAAAGGTGCAGTATCTGTAATAGAAAAAGAAATAGAGGTTGGCTCAGAATATAGACCAAGATCTTCAAAAAGAACATTTGTCGATCGTATTAGTCTTTGATTGTCAAATGATTCTTTGCTTCCTGATTGAATTAATTTTGCAATAGGATCCACTATCAATGGATCTTTTATTTCAAATGTTCCATCTTTTCTAAGAGCGTAACCATTAAATTCGTTATATTCAAGGTCGCCGAATTTATTAGTTGAAATTGTTATTTCGTCATTGAAAGTATTAAAAGCTTCAAGACCAACATTAATAGGATCTATTGCGACCCCATTGTCGTCACCATTATATGTGGCACCTGCATCTGAAAATGAAACATATTTTACATTTATGCCTCCATCAAACAATTTAGAGCGACCCCTAAATGTGAGAAGGGTATCCATAACGCGCGATTTATTATCGAGTAATCCAGCCATGAATATAAGTAGGTCCTACTCGAATTTTATTTCTTAATTTTTAAATGTGAAATTTAAAATGTAAGTTCCGTAAAGAGAGAACCTGTGACAATATCAACGTTGTCTTGATCGTGAAATCTAGTAAAAATTCTTGAATGTTTATCTATTTCAACTGTATAAGATCCTGTCATTTTTACTGTGATTGGTGCGACAGGAGGCTTCTTGATTTTTTTAGATTTTTTTCTGGGGGATAAATCGTTACCTTGAATGACAGACGGCGCGAGCAATCTTTCAGGTGGTGATTTGAACATGTCGACTAAATGTCCAAAATGAATTGGGGAAAATACATAAGTTTCGTATTTTCTTATTTGACCTTGAGAAGCTGTACTATTTGGTGTAGGAAACCAGGTCTCCTCACTTCCTGTAAAAATAGTCGAAGCTGTCGCATAATTTGGTCCATAAACGAATTCATCAAATGAAGGTCTTTCATCAACTAGCGTTAAGAAAAAGTTGTTGTGATTAGATGACATTAAATTCTCCTTGCACCAGCGTCTTCTATAAATTCTCTATCACCGTCTATAAGTCCTTGAGGACCTGGCGTTCCTGTAAAGACCCTTGTCAACATAGAACCGCTAAGAAGTTCGGCATTAAAATTAATGAATCTATCTACAACAGGTTCCATTCCATATGCTGATCTTGCGTTTCCTTCTGTTGATGTTCTATTAAATGGAAGAACAGCTCTATCATTTGAGACAAAATCACCAATAAGAACAATTTCAGCTTTACCCATTAGAATTCTTAAATGAGAATCAGAAAGGGTGAGATTATAATCTTCTTTTAGAACAGTGTTTTTATAGGCTCTTAGTCCACCACCAGCTTCAGAACCAGCGAGACTTCCATCAGGTGCCTCTCCCGTTAAAGGGCCTTGACCATCACCTGGTAAATCGTCCACGTCTAAATCAGGAGGACCAAAAGTTCCTGCGTCAAGACCTAAAATTAATTCATCATGAGGATCAAGAATTACTGGATTATATGTTTGTGTATCGGAAAAATCTGTAGATTGAAAAGCTGAAATAAATCTCCAACCGTAATAACCTACATAATTTTTATCTTCGTCTGCATGCTCACTAACATGGCAAACACCATCTGCAGTCGCAGCTCCAGGAGCTCCCCTCGCAGGAGATTCTGTCAAAGCTCTTCTTCCATACCATCGAATATTGTTAATTTTTCCTGCTGGATATGAGCTATTTACTGAAGAAGGATCAATTGGCTGTTGATATGTAAAATCTGATTCGATTAAAGATTTGTTGCCTACTATCATGTCATCCTTAGATGTAGGAAACATTGCAATGCCCATTGATTGAACTTGACCAATTGGAGGAGCATATGACAAAGATTGCAAAGAACCAGACAAGGATGAAGAAATAATAGTTAGTTGAACAAAGCTTTGAGCGAGTGGCGCTGTTACATCAACAGTTCCATTGGCATAAGATGAATATGCATCACCAGGAGCTCGAATTGTGTCATATGGGTCATTGGTGTGCGAAGACGCGAATTGAGGCGGTCTTGTTCCTCCTGTCCATCTATTTGAAACAAGCGTTAACGCAGGTGCTGGAATAGAATTGTCGGTCACATCTTCTCTTGAACCAAAATTCGTATATGTGGTTCTTCTATCGTCGTTCTCTCTTAGATCAAAATTTATAACATTCGATGATGTTATTGGAATAAGACTTGGTGCAACCTGAGTTGAAGGTACAGAATGAGGTTGTATAATCAAATTTAAATATTCTGATTTTGTAACATAAGAAGTAATGTTATCGGACGAATTATTTGTTACAAATCTTCCTACTTCCCAATTGTGTGAGTACTGCGGATTATGTAAAATGCAATTATTTCCGCTAATTTGTGTTATTGTTTTTCCATAAAAATCTGTTGTATCTCCTGGGTAGGCAAGAGAATTTAATAAACTTGACGAATTATAGCCTGCAGAAGAATTTAGACTCTGCCATTTTGAAGAGGCGCCTTCAATAAAATCATCTTTCCATGCTCCACCAAATGATGATGAATTATAAAAACAAACCGAGGCACTACCTATTAAGTATCTTTTTGATGTCGACCAGTCTTCTCTTTGATCGCGATTTCTTGAAACTCGTCTTTGTCTATATAAAAAGAAAACGAAATTATCGATATCTTTCTTATTGGTTATTTGTCTTTCCCATAATTCTCCGCTACTAGAACCTCCAGATCCATCGCCCACCGCACCATAAAGAACTGATCCATCTGTTGTATTATAAGGATCTGCTAAAACATCTCTAAATCTTGGGTTAGCTCCAAATCTACGAGTTGCTTCAACAGGAATTTTAATTTCAATTCTTTTTAGAATAAAAGGTGCATTAATGTAATTAGAAAGCTTAATAGTTTCGTGATCAAAGCCATGATATTTTGGGGCATTTGGAGCACCAAAAACGCTAGTAGGCCATCCAATTCTTTCATATCCTGCCTGTTTAAGATGTTCAACATGATTCAAAAAATAACCAAATTGAGGTGACCAGGCAAATTGAGACATTATTTTATTTGCCTGGAAATAGGGCTCTCTTATTAGATTAAAAAGCGCAGTAGGTGATAATCTTGCCGAAGAAGTCACAACATTGTGACTATTTCCAGGGTCTTCTCCGTCCTCATAGTCTGAGGAAAATGATGTCGCAGCGTTATGAGTTTTTTCAACCCATCTTTTCAATACAGGACTGTAATACATAAATCCTGTTCCGCTTAATCCACTTGAAGATGGAACTAATTGTTGCAAAACATTATTAGAAGATTTATGATATCTAACCGCTACTGCGTTTTCGTCTGTATTGCTAATGTCTATTCTAATTATAGAGCTACCGCTTGGAATGATATACTCAGGATCATATACCAAACTTGTTAAGTTTTCTTCATCAGAAAATAATTGATTTTTACCAATTTGCAATTTATTGGTTTCATCCAAAAATGTCATTTCAGAAAAAATATCATCATTTATTTGAACATTTTCTTGAAATGAAAATGAATTATCATCACTTTCAGAAAATGGTGAATTATCATTTTCAAAAGAATTTCCACTCCCAATAGAAATTGAAGGGCTATTATAAGTTCTCAAACCAGTATCAATAAATTTCTTTGGAGCCGAAGAGAAAGAGGTAATAGGCGTCGAATAAATTCCAGATATAGAACCTTCATAAATCGCCTTTATTTCTTCTGCGGATAAAACCCTATTCCAAATTGCAAGCTGTGCAATTCCATCGCTTCCACCACCCCATAGAGTTGTTGTAGGTGAAGACTGCTTAAGCGTTTTATTTTTAATCGGATTGTCGCTTGTGTACCTACTTCCATTTGGTGAGGTGGAAGATTTTAAACCATCTTCATAGAAAAATGAAGAATGTCCTCTTGGAAAAGGCCCGTAAGCAGGAGTTTCATAAACAAGTTCTCCATCAAGCCAAACCTGGCATAGTCCTTCTTTTCCTGTTTTTGAAGTATTTAAAGTTGGAGAAACTGTTTTTGCTAAAACCGAATTATATGTTCCATCATCAGGATCTCTTGCTGCAATCTGTTGATAAACAAGATGATGCCATTTATTTTCATCAAGATCAATATTGTTTCTTATATTTTCAGGACTTGTTGGAATATCGATTAATTCATGAAATCTTCCATAAAATCCTCTATTATAAGCGCCATTTTGAAAGATAGTTTTCCCTGCGGTTTTTAATGTGCTTGCAACTATTGTGCTTGTTTCACTTGGAGTTCCGCTTGAAGAAACTGCGAATATTACGTTGGTGTACAATTCTGGAGAATCATCCTTCATCTTCGCAATATGAGCCTGAATGCCATTTGTTCCGGAAACTTGTAAAATATAAGGAGTTGTTTCTCCTATTCCTGTAGCTGCAGATGAACCGCTAAACCACAATGAAATTGTTAATTCGCTTGTGGTAAATCCAACATATTGCCCTAATAGCGTCGGTAATTCTACCTTGTTTCCTGAATTGCTCGTGAATTTTAGTCCCTGCATTGTTGATGAAAAATCTATCGATGGTGTAAAATTGGTCGATGATACAGAACCTAAAACAACGCTAAAATTATCTTCATCTAAAGATTTAGATGGAAAGGTCATGGATTGCTGAAATATCAGATTTCGACTGAGGTCATAAATTTTACCTTTTTGAGACAAAGAAAATTGTTCTCTAAAGTCGAATAAACCTTTTTTATTTCCGCCTAATTTTGCCATTCTATTTATATCCTATCACTATATACTAACGAATCCGTACCATTGTAAATGTCTACAAATGTCCAGCCTGCAGCTGAAGAAATAAATTCGCGTGGTGTAGTGGTTATATTAGATTCATAAATATTTTCTGTTATAGAATTTCCTATTTTGGAAGACCAGTCATGATAATCATCTCCATCATTAAATGGCGATGAAGGTTTTTCTGGCATATCTGCGAAAGTTTGAGATGATGGATTGAGTTCATCATATTGAGCTTCGATGTAATTAGAGACCTTAAAATGATTATCATCATTTGACAATAATTTTTCTTGACTTATTGAATATTGTCTAAAATCTGTATCGATAGAAAAATTAGAAATAAATCCTTTCAAACCTCTTTTGGCAAACGGTAAAACATGAATTAGCAAGGCCAATTCTCTTCTATCTTCAAAAACACTTATCGAGCCATCAGAAAAAACAGGATCAGCAAAGCCAACCGCTGACAATATTGATGGATAAATTGATATTCCGCTATCTTCGATAAAAGAAACAGGATTAAAATCTGATAAATCGAAAAATAGATTTTCTGATGTGGAAGATTGACCAAGCGTTCTATTTTCCATAAAATTATTAGGCGCTGTTTCAAGTCTTCCCGACTGGTCCATATCAACAAGATTTTCATCAAAAAAATCGTCTTGAACTATTTTTCCTTGAAAAATTAATAAATCTTTGGAATTAGTTCTTGCTCTTAATATTTTGTTTTTTGCAAGCTGGGCATTCGAATTTAAATTGACTCCCTCTCGCCTATTTTCTAAATCGGACTCAATATCAGCGTTAATAATAGACATTTAATATTTCCTTAAGAGGTTAGCCAACTATTTGGATTAGTTTCATCAACGACATTATCAGTATTTCGTGATGTATCTCCTAAATAATTATCTCCCCATCCATATCTTATTTTATTTCTTTCTAAAACATGATTTTCAATAACGAAATTAATACCAGAAAAATCTGTATTAAAAGGAATGAATTGTTCTATTAATCTTTCAATATTTGATTCAAACCACTTAGAAAAAAGCATAACATTTTTAAAAGAAAGATTTTGAGTTATTCTATTAAAATAGATCTCTCTATGAAACTGCTGTGCAGAATAGTCTACGGAAAACATGTCAGCAGGATTTCCAAACAAATTATCCAAAGGTTCATGCCCACCAAACATCAAAATTATGTCTTCATTTAGTGCTCTAACAGCACTAATTTCAATTCCGAACCTGTTATCATCTATGGGAACCTCGCTTGGATCTACCTGATAAACTGGATTTGATTCGCCGCCATAAACACTGGCGTTTTCTGAATTTTGCCAAGATCTCACTCTTACTTTTAAATCGTCAGATGATTCATCAAAATGGTGATCGATTGTTTGATAAACAATTTCAAATGGTGAGATTACTTCTGCGTCGGCGGTAAATCCTGTTCCTGTAAGATCAAAATTGTTTTGTGAAAAATCCTTTATTGTAATATTGCCAGAACCATCCGAGGACGTTATTTCTTGATTAACACTTGCGTCAATTCTTAATCTTTCAAATGAACCTGATATTTCACTTGTAAAGTTAAAATTAACTGGATTGGTGACGCCTAAACTGAATGGATTTTTAACATGTTCCTTCCACTCATTTCCGGTAAGATGCTTAGACCAAAATCTTATTTGCGTGACCTGCATTTTGCTTGTGGTCAATCTTGCAATTGTGTCTGTTCCTCCATTATTGTTTAAGAAAACATTGGAAGAAATATCTGCAATAGATGACGAATTTCCAATTTGGAAAAATGTACCATTCGTATTAAACGAAGAATCATATTTTGAAAAACAGTCATCAGTCAAATTGCTCAAAGAAATAGAGTGTGTTTCTTCTTTGAAGATATATGTTTGACCTTGAGATTTTCCAAATCGCAAGTACCATTTGCTTATATTATCATTTTTTTCACGACCGAAAGAAACATAAAATGGATTTCCATCAAAAGTAGGAACATTTTCTATTTCAACTTTAAATTCATTTCTAAGAGACACATCGGTTGAATATGCTCCACTTAAAATTAAATTACCTTTAGAACCAGGAACTGAACCAGACTGTTTAAGAATCAAATTTAACAAAAGACATTGTCCCGCTGATCCTGTAGATAAAAATCTAACCAATGATTGATCTTCAATTACATTTTTTGAATCAGGAACTCTTTTAAAATGACTTTCAAATGTAAAATTTTCTACAGTTAAAAAATCTTCTTCAAGGGAAGGATCTATTGTTGGTAATCCTGGTTCTATTCTTGAAGAAGAAAGATAAGGTGATGTAAGAAGAAATTCATCAGTGTTCGTGAAATCTATGTTCTTTTTTATTGTTTTTCTTCCAGAGATGTATCCTGATTTGGCACCACCGAATTCCTTAAATCTTAAAGTGACATCAGGATCTATGCCCACAGATCTAATGATGCTTTTTATTGAATCAATTGTTCCTTTGCTTTTAATAATGTGAGGAACATTAACTAAAATTCTTCTCCATAGTTCGGCCTCTAATGTGTATAGAGGATTAACTCCTATGCTGTTATTCTCAGTTAAATTATCGCCATGAATATATTGCGCGTATGTCGAATTGGTAAAAATTCTTGGAAGCTCTATTCCATACTGTTTTGCAAGAAAAGGCAAAAATGTGTCTGCGATTCCGCCCTGTGAATCATAATTCACGGTATCTAATTTTGAAAATTGATCAATGAACATTTTTAATTCATCGAATTGTTTGGCCCAAATGAGCAACATGGAGGTTATAAGCTGAACTGAACCTAAGGAAGTTGCTCGAGGTAAGTCACCACCTTCAGAAAAGCTTCTTCCAATATTTCCATCTACCGTTTGAAATCCTTTGTCAGACTGTTCTTCTTCTAAGTAATGAGAAGGAACTAATTTCAAAATTAAATTTGGATTATTTGCATCGTAATCTGCGGCTTCTGAAAGCATTTCCTGATTTAAAGTAGATAAATCAGCGTAATCAGGAAATAAAACTGGATTATATTTAGGTCTTTCGCTAAAGTAGGCAGGACCTCCTGAATTTGCATTTGAGTCTCTTAAACCCATAGAAAAATTAGTAATCGTTGAATGTAAACCATTCCCTGAAGAATCGATAATGAACATATTTCTATCATATGAACCTGATGGCTCATTGAATTTAAAGAAAAGCTTCAATGATTGTGATGGTTCAACAGGATTTTTTGATGCAAAATTGATCTCATCAGGTGTTCTATTTCCTATGAAAATTTTAAAATCATCAAGAGATGCACTTAATGTCTGTACAGGTAAAAAATCAAAGCCTGTCGTTGTTTGTCTCGTTCCAGAACCAATTAACAATTGCGATGTAGTACTTGTAAAAACGGATAATTCACTAATAGAATCAGAAGAATGAATTAGATTGCCTGATACGAATAGTTGCAATTTGTTTATTCCTGGTCTTCTATTAAAAACGGCGGCAATATCATTCCATTGATTTTTTTGAATAGTGGCAGATGAAGATAGGTAAGAAGAACCAGATAAATAGAAAAATTCTATGCTTGAAGACGCCGGTGACGCTGATGACGATAAAGCAATAGTATATCCTGTGTTAGCTAAAACTCTTTGCGCGATTATCTGATTATCATTTGCAGTAGGTGGCACAAATATTTTAAATTGAAATGATATTGAGGAACCGCCCGGGTCTAGAACTGAGGCACCTGTTGTATTTCTTGAAAGCTCAGGAAATTTTGAACCTGCCGCGTCTGTGACTGATATGTATGAGCCATTCTTAAATGTTAAGCTATTTAGAGATCTTGGAAAAAGATTGTATGTATATAGTTCGAAACCAGTTAAATTATCGAAGTAATCCTCAATCTCCTTGAATGTACCATCAAAAGGAAAATTGTTGACAATATTGTCGAACGCGACATTGACATTGGCAACGGCAGAACTAAAAAATGTATGCTTTGAAAAATCAGACCAATCAACAGGCAATTGCTGTGTAGATTTTATAGATGAACCAGGTGGTAAAAATCTAAAGGAGTCTTGAGAAGGTATTTGCGTGGTATCAATAGAACCGCCGTTTGCACTTTGACCTTGACCCTGTAAGGCCAAAAGTGTCTCTATTCTTGTGAAATCAGAAATTTTTTCTCTTGACATTATGAAATTACCTTGAAGCTTCTGCAATCATCAAGAACAATCGTTGTTCCATCAACTGTTATTTGAAATTCTGGTTGAAAAACACCTTGTGGAAAAACGTCGGTGTAAATATGAAAATTATAGTTTTCTTTATCAATTGACATTTTTGATCCTGCGTTATCAAAATCAAATAGTAATTTACCATTTGAATTATTTCTAATTCTAATTTTACATGTTGCGATAGTTAATGGATCAGGATCAAATGGAAATTTTGAAGATTTATCTTGCTCATAGTCATCGAAAAAATTCACTTTTATTGTAAAATCTTCTCCGGATCTAACTATTGGTTTCATTGAAACTATACTCGTTCTAATCTTTCTAGTAATTCCAGATCCTATCGAGCCTGTTTGTTTTTTAACGAGTAAAGATCCAGAATAAAATGTGACTGTTTCGTCAAGAGATGACCATGTTTCTAGAAACTTTATAGAACCGCTAGCAGCAATAGCGTCTTCTATCAGAAAGCTTCCTGTAATGGAAGATTGATCAGCGGAAGAAATCATAAAAGATGCAGAATATAAGCCGCTTACTAATGAAGAATTTTGAACCTGAGAAGCTGTCACATAGTGTGAGAATGAGCCTGTTGATATTTTTACAAGCATGCAATCTTGACCGGTTATTTCAGTCAATGATGCTCCAGACACAAAGTTTGTCAATTGTCCTCTAACTGTATTTCTTAAAATCAAAGAATTGCTTGTGTCAAAAAATGATGAATTATGATAATCGGCAATGCTATCATCACAAGAAAATTCTAAATAAGGCTTTAATGACTGATCGACAACATGTCTTGACGCAAATCTCTTTACAAATCTTGTTATTTCATCATTTTCTTGAGATGAAATAAACGAAATTCTAAATCCATAATCTGGTATAATTCCTGCAATAGTAGCAGAAACAATTTTTGTGACATCAATAGAAAGATCTTCAAATCCAAGAGGAAATTCCTGCTGGGCTCCGAGGAAAATTAATCCTTCACCATTCTGCAAATTTCCACTTACAAAATAGTCTATATTGGAAGATCCAAGATTTCCACCCAATCCGCAACCTTCAGCATTCCATAAAACACCCTTGCTGGAACTTAAGAAATTTGCTGAATCTACATTAGAAAAAGAAATGACATCTCGACCTAATCCTTCATCAAATTCTGCTGCCAGTGGAAAAACTTCAACCGTAAAATTGCTTGGAACAGGCATGCCACTTGAGATATTTTTCAAGTGAATTTTTGCATTAAAAGAATCATTATTTATCATGATGCTTGACGATGACAAAAGGGACGCCTTAGCAAGATCAAACTTAACAAGAAGTCTAGATAATTCTATAGCTCCTGTCACGACAGTGGATTCATCATAAAGTTTGAATAAATCAAGCGTTCCAGCACGACCGACATTTCCTGAAACGGCAAATTTTGAATCTATTAATTTATTGGTAATGTAAGTGTCTTTGCTAGCGCTTGAAAAAATAATCATTTTCGACCTCAGGAAGAAATAACGATGATATCTGAATCTGGATATTTTAATTCAAAAATTCCACCTTGTGGTGCTATAACAATTCCCCTGGACGTTGCGGCATCTATGTCATAGACATAGTTCGAATATTCGTTTCCACTTGAATTACCAGAAACATTAGTTATTTCAAGATTAATAAGCGAAAGAACGCCAGGTGTATTTATAATAGCATATTGAAGATCGGCTATTATTAGAGGCTGATCTATTTGAAAATTAGGTGTTTGAAGTTCATTTTTTATTGACTGAATGACATTCTGAATTACCTCAATAGAAACCGCACCAGGTTTAATAACTATAGAGACTTTAATTCTAAAATTGATAATTGGGCTATCAACAATGTCTATTGCGTCTGAAATTAATCTCATGTCATTTAGATAATTTCTGATATTCATTTTTAGAGTATCAGAAGCTTGCGACAATTTTCCATTTGCGTCAAGTCCAAGAATATACAATTGTTTTGATAGAGGATTTGAAGGGTTTGATCTACATCCTACCTTCGAAACTTTTCCAAACTTTGTTGGAAGAGAATATACACGAGCAATCAAGTCTTGTTTGGTGACAACTCTAAGCTGTGAATTTCTTGCAGATGGAATTTGTAATCTAAGTTCCTGAATTGTTGGTTGATTAGTTCCACCGCTTGCGTTTCCATAGTTTATAACGTCTATCGAAGATCTAACAGCCACTGAGACGGCGTTGCCAGGAAATCCTGGGAATGTCATTGCAACCTTGGAAACGCTTCTAATAGATTTTGCAGCGATATTGTGATTAATTCCACCGCCATATTCATATTGAACAGTTAGTGTGGTATTAGATGGAGCTATTCCCAAAGTTTTCGATTTTAGTAAGCTATTTGGATCTAGAGAATATCTTGTGACTGCAGTTTTTCCATAAAGAGGAAGAGCAATACTTGAAGGATCTAACGTTGTTTTAGCGTCCTGGGCATTATCACCTCCTCCGAAAGTTAATGTTGTTATTCTAGTAGAAATATTGGTTGAAGATGTAAATCTTCTTGGAGCTGGCATCAAAGCAAGATTTTCATTTACTTCTTGATTGTCATAAGAATAGTTTGTGACCTGTGTGTAAACCATGTCCTGTGTTAAGGAATCTACCTCATAATAAGAATTTCCTTCGCTATCGATCACTGAGACTATTCTCGACACATTTGAATTAGCTAAATTCATAGAAAAAAACGGGTTATAACCATCAGGAACACTAAAATTTTCTGATGTTCTGGTTGATGATGTGGCGATGCCTTCTTTTGAGAGAATAAATGTTAATGGATTTCCGAAATCGTCTGTTTCTCCGATGTTTACAGTCGCTTTAAGAAAGTTATCTCTATCTCTTTCATTAAAATCAATATCGTCCATTAAAGTAAAATTGATTCTATTAACAGACGTTGAAACAGTACCTGCAAGCAATATAGGGATTGCAGTTTCATCAGGAATATATCCGCTTGTTGTAGAAATAGCAGGGACTTCAATAAAAAATGTAAGCGTAACGGTTGCAGGGCTCGCGCCAGTTATTTTCACACCTGCGTTTCTTAAATGTCTTTCTATATTTCCAAGCTCAACTGAATCCGACCATGATAATTCGTTGAATTGATGATCAAGATAATACGACATCGTGTCGCCAACGGAAGCCGCCAGGTCTATGAACATGCCTCCCAAGCCAGCTTCAGAAAAATCTTTTATTTTATCTGGGAAAAATGTCTGTGCGTAGCGAGTTAAATCCGCCCTTAAATCAGAAAAATCTTTAGCCAAATAGTTTCTTTGAATTTTAGTGTAATTACCAGCCATCATGTCACCGTTGATATTGCGACTTCAATCATTCTTTGCCTCCCGTTCAATGTTGGAACGGTGTAAGTAATTTTTATAACTACTTTTGATGAATTATTTCTTGTTTGTGGAACTGTAGTAGTTTCAAATGTTTGAAGACTAATAAATGGAAGATATTTTCTAACAGCATTTCTAATTCTATTAATTGCTTCGAAATCACCTTCATCAGTACCTAATTCAAATGCTATTTCTCGAAGATTTGCTCCATAATCGTATCTAAAAAGTCTTTCACCATGATTGGTTAAAATAAGATTTCTTAAATTGTCACTGATGGTATCTTCAATGTTTCTATGCATTTTAAATAAACCATCTTGTTCTGTTCCTGATTCTAGAGGTGTCTTAATTCCGATAGGAGTAGAAACAACTGCATTTGAATTTCTAGATCGAAAGCTTGTGTCAGTTTCTCCGACTGAATCAAAACTAAATTTTCTAGAATCGGCCACATTAACCTCCTTCGATTAAGTATGTCTATTGTTAAGTTTTATGATGAACCAGGAGAAATTGTATTTCCTGTCAAAGGAACAGGACCAGGAATTATAACTCCGATTCCTGGGTTTATTGTGACAATTATAGATTTAACGAATGAATCGATTGCGTCTGTCAGATCTGAAGACAATGATTGTATAATCAAATCTGAACTTGCAGCGTCCATGGATCCGCTATCTCTGGCTGCTGTTAAGGCATCCTGAATTGCAATTTGCAAAGTAGTTTTTCCAGGTGTAGAAATTGGCATTTATTCTCCAAATATTCTTTTTGATTTTATCGTTGGAATTTCGCTTTCTCGAATTGCCATTGAAGCTTTTAAAGTTTGTGCAGCAGTCAATATTTGAGGTGAAGGTGCTCCAAATCCAGGAGTGACATGCGTGATCAGCGTGTCACAAAATGTATTGATGTCCGATATTATTGAAATCAACAAATTTTCTAATTGGGTGCCTTTTACATAAGGCTGCATATTTCCTACTGCGCCGCCATCTCCTTCTCCACCGTCTATTGATGTTCTTCCAATATGAATTTCTTTTCCAGAAATATGAATATTTCCTGTAGGTTCCATGCAAATAGAAGATGCGTTGTCGCCTGGATCGCCTTCTTTAATAATTCTGATAGTTCCTTTTATTCCATTTTCATCATCATTTCTTGCGATTATTCTAACGTGATCAGATTTTTGAACGATAGCAGCACCTATCTGATCTTCAGGCTTTGCGTTTGTATCGAATAATGCAGGAGTACTTTCAGCAGTCGAAAAATTATAATCAGGTTCTGTAAAATAAGATACATAAACTCTTGAGGCGTCATCAACAAAGTCTATGTCACCTTCACTAATCAAAGAGTTTTCCCAATCATCTATTCTTTTTGAAACCTCAGAATATCCTCTTCTATTTATTCTTGTTGGAGGTGACGTTCTTTTTTGAGCCCATCTTCCGCGTCCAGCAGTTATGTCAATAGTTCCTGACTGTTCAAATGGTTCATTTCCAGAAGCTGAATTTTCAGCGCTTTCTGGTTCGTCATTTTTTGTCCAACCTTTATCTACAGTTAAAGAAATTGATGTGTTATTAGAACCTTGAATGATCAAATCACCAGGTCTTTTTTGTATTCTTGGAACAGGTTCAAATTGAGTCAGCGGAAAAGATTGAATAGCACCTGACAAAATAAGATCATAAGGATTACTTCCAGAAAGCGGCGCCAATGACGAATTTGGAAAATCATCAACTTCTTGTTTGGAACTTTCAGCGGCACCAATTTTCATTGCCGTTGTCTGTTTTTCAACTTCATCAAAAAATGCCCGATCAAAATGAGAATAATTGACATCTTCTGAAGTTGCGTCGCCATGCACCCTAGAAATCCAGTATCCTATTTTTCCATCATCACGATCGAAAATAATCCATACTGTTTCTCCTGGTTTCACAGGCATTTGAAGATGAGATGAGAAAAATGGATAACATAAAGACAACGAATCACCTGAAATAGCGGCGCCTCTTGTAATTCTTTTTACAAAGACGCTATTTCTTGGCAATTTTTGTTCTTGAACTTTAATACCAGACTTATCAATATGTGTTAGAATTTCAGAAAAAGTGTCAGGACCGGTGTAAATTGCTGTCACTACACCTTTTTCAAACGGATTTTTTGGAAAACTCACTCTGAATCACCGATTGCATCAAACATGTCTTCAGGGGTCACATCCTCCTTTTTCTTTTCATCAGCAGCTATTAGTTCTGCCAAATGAAGTAATTGATCGTTGGCTTTTGAAGCTTTTTCAAGATACTTTGCAAGAATAGGACCAGAAGTATTGTGACCTTGAGTGTCATTTGTCATTGCAATAAAAAGGTTTGTGTACAGGCAGGTCGCGTTGTTTCTATCTTCAACAGCGTTTGAATAAATTTGTTTCCATAATGCCTTCTTTTTTTGATCTGTATTCAAATTGTCAAGCATATCACCGAATTCTTTAATTTTTTCGTCGGTATTAACAGGTTTTTTATCTGACTTTTTACTCATAATGTTCCACCCATTTCCTTAACAATATCTTTATAATGCGATCTAATAGTCGTCATAGCAACTGATAATTTCTTTTTATCAACACCAGCGATTTCTCGGATATAAAAGAAAACAGCTCTTTTAGTTAGAAAATCTATGTCATTAGCATTTTCAAAAACTAAATTAAGAGCTGTCATAGTTGCTTTTTCATAAGGTTCAGTCAATCTTTTATCTATTTTTTTCATTATTTCAAGAATTGACTCTCTTCTCATCGCTGTGGTGACAATTTCATCAGGTGCAGGAAGTATGCTATTTTGCATGATGGTATGCTGATCCAGTTTAGATAAAGAGGTTGGATCGTCAAGAGAAACATTCCTAAAATTATATTTTTGTTTGCGTCTAGCATTTATAATAAGCCAGTTTCTTGCCACGACATTGAAATAGCTAAAGGCTTTTGTTCCTTTTTCTCCATTAAACTTATGCATATTATCAAATAAATGACAGATACAATCAGCTTTTACTTCTTCAATATTGTCTATGTTTTTAGAAAATCCATAGATGAATATTAAATTTTCAACAAGTTTGTCAAAAGCTGGAAGTATTTTCTCTTGATAAATTTGGGTTTTGCTATTTTTGCATGACTCTTGCAAATAATCTTTCATTGCCTGTTGAACTTCTGGCCCAAAATAAAGTTTCTTTTCTGCTTCTTCTTTTATTTTGATATTTTGTACTGTAGAACTTTGTCTAGAAGAAACTATTTTTTTCTTACCCTGCATTTTCTTTCTCCTCTTCAATTTCTCCTATGCTATTAGCAATTCGGAGGATCGCGTCTCGAGATCCTTTTACATCTTCGACCACTTTTTTAATTTCAGGTGAATCAAAAAACAAAGGAATTTCAAGAACTTTTGAAATTGACTCGTATCTTTCATCTAACGTGTCAATTGCATTTTCGATTTCATCCTCCATCCTTAAAATTATTTTGGAAAATTTCCACAAATAATAACAACATATAACGATGGCAATGAATTCTAACAATGAAAGGGTAAGAAAAAAATACATCATGACAAAATAGAACCTAATTTTTTGTCATATTCTTCTGAAATGGCTTTGAAAGAAAAATGTTCATGAACTTTTTTAGACAAAGAGTTAGCCCATTCAATGGGAATTTCTTTTTTATTTTCAAATTTTAATATTTTCTTTTTAAAATCTACTTCACGAGGTTCGGCCCATTTTGCTCCATTAACAAAAACAGAATTATCAATTCTTGTTTGAGGAATATTCACAAGATCATAATCAACAGATACGAATTTCCCCATATTCATAAAGTCAAGATGACCAGACCAATTTGTACAAATGACTGGTAATGAACAGGCGGCAGCTTCTAAAAGTGGCAATCCAAAACCTTCTCCTCTTGTCAAGGAAATAAGGGCAGACATTTTAGAAGATTCGTATAATGAAATCATTTCGCCGGTTGTCATTTCACCAGTTAAAACATGAATTTTTGGAAACATTCCTTTTCTAACTTCACCAATCAGCTTTCTAAAAATTTCATTAGTCTGGTTTCTCATAAATGAGTTATTTGTTCCTAAATTTGTTTTAATAACAAGAGAAACGTCATCTCTTCCACTGAATGCTTCGCAAAACCATTTTACTGTGTAGAAAAGATTTTTTCTATCCATTTCTGGTTTCACACCAGTTATTTGACCAACAACTAAAAAGTTTGTTTTAGTTGTAATTTGTGGAAGTGATAATTCGTCATGAACTTGATAAACTTCATCTGGGAATGATTCGCCAACAACTACAATATCTTTATTTAATTTTCCGCTATTTAATAAAACATTTTTTGTAAATGTAGTGGGAACTACAACCATGTCCATGTTATTACATGCTTCAATCCAGACTGGGTTGCATCTATCTGTTTCGACAACAGCTGACATTCCAATATTAAAAGCATTAGGATGTCTTTTCCATTCATTAGGAAGTTGAAGAGAAATAACAACATCTGCATCTTGAGGAGCAGGTCTTGATTTCGACATTATTCTTCCAATCAATCCATTCTCAGCATTAGGATTGACATGCCAACTTGTGATTCCCCAGTTTAGCAATTCAACAGTCAAATCAATATCTTTGGACTCTAACCATCTAAAAATTTGCCTTGCGTGTGTGCCATATCCAGAAATAGATAGAGCGGGCGCTTTAAAGTGAACTTTCTTTTTCATATCGATGTAATTCCCCACTTTGTTTTATTGCCAGATTTCCAATTATCGATAAGCTTACTCAACGAATCATGCCAAGCGTCGATTGTTTTATCTTGACTAAATTCAGACTCTACATACTTTTTAGCTTTTTGACCGAGTTCTTTTCTTTTTTCAGGACCCATTTCATACATTTTAAGAAAAGATTCAGCGACTATTTCGTTTGAAACATAATCTTCATAAATGTAAGGAACCTGTTGTGATCCTACAAGCGTTTTTGTAGTCACAGGAAGCGCTATTCCGTTTTCAGTTCCATCACGATGATCAACAACCTGTCTTGTAAGACCGCCGGTTTTGAGAGCAATAATAGGCTTTCCAACCGTCATCGCCTCTAGGGTTGATAATCCAAATCCTTCTGCGAAAGATATGTTTATCGTGAAGTCAGTGACATTATAGAGAACATTCATTTTATTGAAATCAAGTCTTTCAGTAGAAAAGACAACGTTGCTGTCTATTTCAAGCATTTTTACTATTTCAACGAGGTTAGGACCTTCCTGATCTCTTGGATCGGTGTGCATGATTAAGGTAGCGTTTCTATGGCGATGAGTTTCTTGTAATTTGTCAAGAAACATCTTCCAAGAAACCAGCACATCACCTGGTCTTTTTCTTCTTGCGTTTCTATTATTCCAAAAACCAACAAGGTGCTTTGATCTATCAGGACCTAACAATTGGTTTCGCCAAGAAGAAATTTCAGAATCACTTAGTTGATGAAAAATTTCTGTTGGAACAGAATGTGGAATAAAATTTGTTTTCTCAGGAAACATACTACTGCATATTTCGTATGTTAAATAAGAGTGACAATTTATAAGATCGGTAGCTTCATACATGTATTTATTGAACATGGGAGCTGGATAATTGTCCCAGACATGCCACCATGCGATAGGACACATTTGATGAATTTCATCTTCCATTTCAAATAGCCAAGTAAAAAAGCGAGGATCGGTAAAAATTAAAATTGCATCTGGCTTCTCTGCAGCTAGTGTGACGCGCAAAAGATTTCTATCACCAAAACCATCTATTGGCTTGATGATGAAATCTTCATTAACGGCAATTGTGTCATAATTCGAATGCTTTAAGGCGGCCCCAAATTGTCTAAAAGTCCAACCACCTTTTTTAAGCAAACCATTCACTAAATGCCTTGTTTGTGTTCCAACGCCCGATGTCGACAGAGCATGATCAGATAGAATAATTACTTTTCTTTTTTCCAAAAAAGACCTCATTGAGATATCATCTCAACAAAAGGTCATAAGTTAATAATTAAGGTACGCAAATACCTTCTTTTTTGAAATCACAATACTCACAAGAATATTTATTCTTTAAAAACCTGTTTTTCCTCACTCCGTTGACCATATTTGTGACCATTTTTTCTCCTTTTTCCATGGGCTTAGGGCCAACTGAAATATCGTATCTTGCAATTGTCGAACCTGGCTTTGCACCTTTTTTAAGTACAACGAATGCACATGCGATTTCTCGACTTGTCAAATTCATTTTTCTGATAATATAACTTTTGTAAAGCCAAAGCTGCGCTAAAACCAGATCATTTTCAAGCTTGTCTCTACGCCATCCATAAGCAGGACCTGTTTTCCAGTCAAGAATATGAATTTTCCATTTTGTTTTGTCATCATTCAACGGAGTTTTTAAGACACAGTCAATAAAGCCTTTGAATTTAATTTGAGATTCATTAGGAATTTCCTCGTATAGAGGTAATTCGGCATCTATTAGTTCCCAACCAGGAAATTCATTATCCAGCCAAGTAGGAACATCGTTCAAAATATTTAGAGCCCATTTTTTCCATTTTTCAAGCTCGGTATATTTTTTTTCACTCCAAACAGTCTCAATTGATTTTAAAACTTCCTCAATATTCATTTCACGATTTCTAAGATAATTTTCTACACCTTCATGAACTGCTGTTCCAAAGTCAGCATGAATCCAATTTTGATTTTTAATTTCAATTTTGTCGACATAGGCAAGCTTATGTTTCCAACCACAGGATGTCCAGCATGAAACCTCAGAAAAAGAAACATGAGGTTTACCGGTTGGAAAATCTACGACTACTTCAGGCATTAAAGGCTCCTGATGTATTATTAACAAAAAAAGCAAGATTTCAAAAAATTAAAATTATTGTGATAATTAAACATATGCAAATCGTAGAATCACAACTTCGTCAATTAATTTCCTCTCTTCTGATTGAAGGTCCTGAACAGGACCGTCAGTCACTTATTAAAAAGTATCCTGACAGTGAAAATAGTTTGCGCAGTCTTCCTGTCAAATTCATATCCTGGCTTCAGGACAGGTTTGGTGACAATGCTCGTCAAAAAGAGATCCATCCATTTGAAGACGCAATTGTAACAGTTGTCAATTTTGCAAAAGTTGATGTAGCAATTGGTGCAAAGTGGAAGTCAAATGAACAGTTCAAAAAAGCAGTTGAAGAAGCAATACCTAAGCGTCATTGGTCGACGCCAACAGATGTCAAGACAATGACCGCTGATGAGATGGAAACAATTATTGGGATTTCTCAAAGAAAAAAACAAAGATTTGACGTTCAAAAAGAGGACATGTCTTTTGAAGATGACAGAGTCGGAAAGGTCGGTCCTTGGAACTTATGGATGCCAACTAACAAAGAAAACAGTTGCAAGATCGCAGGATATGATCCTGCGACGCTCCAACCAAAAACAACTTGGTGTACTGCACGAACGTCTGGCTCTAATTTATTTTACAATTACGTTGGTGGAAGTGATGAAGACATCACACTCTTTTACATCATCAAAGATGATCCAAAAGATGACAATGACTGGCTCTCAGTTGGGTTTGTAAAAGGTCAACCAGTCCTTGAAGGAAAAAATGGTGGGCTTTCTGTGAATAGAAAAAATGAAGGTCTAACAAAATCATCTCTCGAATCTGCTCTTGGTTCAAACTTTAGCGAGATCATGAATCTGCTCACACAGAAGAACAAACAGCTGGGTGGTAAACACCCAGCTGCAAAGAAAATTGAAGAAGCGGGGCAAAGCGTTGAAGCTTTTGAGAATTTGGTTAAAGGGCTCTCAAAAGACGAAAGAAGTCATCTAACAGCTAAAGTTTTGAATCAAAACTCAATCTCACAAGAATTGCTGATAAAGCTGGCTGGTGA